TCACGCGATATTCACCAGTTCAGCAAAAGCGCCTTGTGCCATATTTGTGCCATTCCCCGCCAGGAATGAGTCGATTTGCATGGCATGCTGCGTCAGATGATTCGGTGCCAGATGTGCATAACGCTGCACCATCTCGATACTTTCCCACCCGCCCATTTCCTGTAGCGCACTGAGTGGCACGCCGGACTGTACAAGCCAGCTCGCCCAGGTGTGCCGCAGGTCATGGAAGCGGAAATTTTCTATTCCCGCCCGCCTTAACGCTGCGCGCCATGCCGTGTTAGCATCAGACCGCATTTTGCGCACCGCCTTTGTTCTCGTTCCATCCGGGCGAACGGATGATTCAGTGTGAACAAAGACCCACCGGTTATGTTTCCCCAGTTGATCCCGCAGCACCTTACAGGCCGATTCGTTCAGGGCGACCCCAATCGCCCTTCCTGCTTTCGCGTCCTCGGGGTGAATCCACGCGACCTTCCTCTGCATATCAATTTGCGACCACTCCAGATCTGTGATGTTCGACCTGCGCAGCCCCGTCGCCAGTGCAAAAATAACAACCGGCTTCATATGCTCTGGAAGCTCCCGGATCAGGTTCGCCGCTTCCTCTTTGGTTAGCCAGCGAATACGCTTATTTTTCGGCACCGGGCATTTGATATTCGGCGCTTTGGCTATCCATCGCCATTCGTTGGCCGCGCATCGTAACAGCGCCCGGATGAAAGCAAGGTGCGTCGCCTTGGTGGCCGCCGCTGCTGGTTTGTCCTTAAATTCGGGAACCGGCTTCCCTCTTCGCAGCAGGCTGTCGCGCTTAGCCTCCCAGTTCATTCGATGCTTGCGGTTAACCATCGAACTCACCGCAGACAAGATCCTGTCTTCCGTGATTGCTGACAGGTCCATTCCTTTGAAGTGCATCCTCCAGAATCCGATCCGGCTTTTGTCATCGTCCAGGCTTTTCTTGTGCTGCTTTTCGTTAAGCCAGCGAACGCACGCTTCATCGAACGTTCGCGGCTTAAACTCCCCCATCTTATCAACTCGCCATGCTTCAGCTTTCAGCTGATCATAGAGCTCCTGCGCTTGCCTTTTGTCCGTTGTCCCAAGAGACCGTCTAATTCGACTTCCACCAGGCGTAACGAAGTCGCAGTGCCACGTACCGGCACGTTGTTTGATTGACATGCTTTATCCTCCTGCACATCAACCGCATTCACGGGTTGATTGTGGATCGGGTTCTTCACTGCCGCAATACAGTCTGTTTTGCAGATCAGGTATGGGCTTTTTTTCTTATGTGGATTTTTTCGGGTAGCAGCCAGGCGACCGGACTTTATCCACTGGGCAATCGTGCCTTTATCCACTTTAAGGAAGGCGGCGGCCTCATCTCTGGTAAATACTTCTTCGTCCATCGATGTTCTCCAGTGGCCCCAGCCGGGGCCGTCATTGTTATTCAGTGTGCCTGTGCTGGCAGGTTTCGAAGTTTGCGAACGCCGATCATTGCTGTGGCGACATAGCTGGTGGCCCGGTTGACGACTTCGACGGTGACCTTCATGCCGTCCACCTCGACGGTGTAATTTGTCTGGTGCTTCTGCCTGCCGTAATCGCCATATTTAGCGTGGTGCTCCGCCAGCGCAGCATCGCAAGCGCGGCGACCAATAGGTGATTGCTTACTGCGATTAATCAGCTTCATCATCACTTCACTCCCAAAGTCGCTACTACATCACTCGCTGTTTCGCGAGTGCTGCCTTTGCTGGATATAGCCCGGCGAGCACTGACGCGGTGCAGCGTGAAGCCGTGCTGTTCGTAAAGTTCAATTACTCGCGGTGCGGTAGAATTGCTGATTACCACTTTTGCCCCCCGCTGGTGGGCTGCCACACAGCTTTCCGCAAGCTCTACCTGGCTATCCCATGAGAACCCACCAGCCGCGTAGTTAGTGAAACCAGCGGTGCCGGGCAGCGGTTCATAAGGCGGATCGCAGTAAACGACGTCCCCATCACCTGCCAGCGCGAGCGTACGCCCGAAGCCTGCATTCATGAATACGCATGCGTGAGCCTTCCGCTTAAATGCCTTGATCTCTTCTTCCGGGAAATATGGCGCTTTATATTTCCCAAAGCCGACGTTAAAAAAACCGTCCAGGTTATAACGGATCAGGCCGTTGAAGCAGTGCCGGTTGAGGTAAAGGAATGCTGCTGCACGCTCGACCGCATCCAGCCGCTGCGCGTTGAATGCTTCACGAATTTCCGTGTAGTTGTCGGCATCATTCAGATGTCTGAATGCCTTCATTGCCTCATAGATCACCGAATCGGGGACCACAGCCAGCATCTGATACAGGTTAATCAGGTCAGCGTTGACGTCAGCCAGAAGGAAGCGTTCGTGCTTGTCCGAGTTTAGGAACACCGAGCCGCCACCCACAAAAGGCTCAATGAGGCGCTTACCAGCGGGGATCAGGCGATCCAGTTCCGGCAGCAGCGAATATTTACCGCCAGCCCATTTTAGGAACGGTCGCTGCCAGCTGCGCGGCGTAGGTTCTGCTATGGGCAGTGCTGCCGCGATACGTTCACCAATCCAGCGCATTACCGGGACGGCCATGCTGTTGCCGATCGCTTTATAGCGTGGCCCGTCCGGGCAATCAGCCACAGCTTTTCCGCGCCACGAAATCAGAGTGTGGTTATCGGGAAAACCCTGGAGTCGCTCGCATTCAACGGGCGTTAGGCGGCGAACCTGCATGCCAAACTGAACGACGTCAGCAGATGCACGCGAATCCTGCGTAAAGGCCACGTCTTCCTGATAGCCTTTACCTTGAGGGCCAGCAGCATCGTGGCGACCAATAGACGCGTGCTGGATGCAAATAGCGGGCGGCTGACCGCTGTTTGCATGGCTGGTATCGTGATTACCGGCTCTCAGCGTTGGTGACATATCCACGGTCGCATCAGCGCCATGGTCTTTGTAGCTGAAAGCTATTGCCGGGAAGCCTTGTCCTGGTTTACCTCCGCCAGTGGATAGAGGGCCGACTATTTGCCCGTCGCCGCCCTGCAAACGAATCTCACCACGACTGTTCTCCGCGAAAGCAATGGCTGGGGCCAGATTGGTGCCTGATTGTGCTGAAGTCAGCGTAGGGGCTTGTTCTTCAGCCCAACCAATGCCACCGGCTTTACTGCCCTGACCGGGTTTAAACCCATAACACACGGCGTTTTCCTGACCATGATTACGTCCCAACGTATGAGCCAACTCGTGATTAGTGTCAGGATCTTGCGTGCCATGGACAGCGAAGGTCTCTGTGTCAAAGTCCATTCTCACACCGTGGGCGGTGCATGCGGTTGCTACGTCGATACTTCCGCCAGTATTGCCTCCGCCATACGCCAAAACGTAGGTGTCCAAATCTTCTGCGGTGCTGTCGTTTTCTTTCGCCAACAATGTGCGGGAAATATCGGAATAAGCGTCTGATACAAGTCCAGATCCGCGCTGGCTGAAAATTTCCTGATTGCTGGCGCCAATACCACCAATATTGTTGGACTGGTTCAGGGTTGGGTGTGGATTTGCTGGGTTGTCCCAGTGACTACCGCCATCAGAGCGTTTTCCAGCATAGCTGGCAATTTCCGGTTGCGTTTCTCGGCGCGGCGGAGTATCCCGGCGCACGCTGTTGAGCTCAAAAAGTACCGCTGTGGGATCGAAGTCTTTTCTAGAACTTGCGACAACGAACACACGGCGGCGGCGTTGGGCCACTCCGAAAAATTGAGCATCAAGGACGCGCCAGGCGATAATCCTTTGTGGTCCAGACACACAACCTGCGTGCGTCCATTTTCCCCCTGCTGGCTGCAACTCGCTGCTTTCTCCGGCAAGTCCTGCCAAAAAGCAACCAAAGGCGTTGTCTTTGCTGCTGAGGACGCCCGGGACGTTTTCCCAGACGATGATCGCTTCATCTTCTCCGCGCTCGCGGCGTTTGTCGTCGATTGCATTCGCTAATTCCACGTAAGAAAGGGTTAACTGTCCGCGCTCGTCGTCCAGACCATTGCGCAGGCCAGCAATACTGAAAGCCTGACACGGCGTGCCGCCCACCAGCACATCTGGTGCCGCAACATCACCAGCGCGCACCGCAGCGGCGATTTTTGTCATGTCGCCGAGGTTCGCCACCTGCGGCCAGTGATGAGCCAGGACAGCAGACGGAAACGCTTCAATCTCAGCAAACCATGCTGGTTGCCATCCCTGCGACTCCCATGCGACGCTGGCGGCTTCAATCCCACTGCAAACAGATCCGTATCTCATGCTGCCACCTGCTTTTCGTTAAGTTCTTCGGCCAGTCGTTGCGCCTTCAGTGGGTTGGTAACGACTTCACCCCACGGCAGCAACCATCCGTTTTTCTCTTTGAGCCAGGGCAGGCGCACCGCGCCAACCCTGATTTCGTCCTGTGCGTGTGTCATGTCACACACCGTCAAAAGGGAATGTCATCATCAAATTCAGGAACTTGCTGACCGCTGCTCTGCTGCAAACGCGATTGTGGTGCGCCACCAGTCTGATTTGCATAAGGGTTGCCTCCATGTTGGGCATTGCGCGGACCAGAGAACTGCGCGCCGCCGTGCATACGTTCGTCCTTATCCTTCATCGACAGTTCAAGCGCGGCGATCGCTTCTGCTGGGGCATTCTCAGCGTGCTCGGCGTAGGTCTTACGTGTTCCCGGCTGGAAAACGTGGCGCACTTCGAACTTGTAGCCGTCACCGCCGTCGTTTTTGGTGTACAGCACCTTCTGGAGGAACAGGCCCACCTTTTTGCCAACCAGCGCCGGGCAGTGCCATTCGAGGCCGTTTTGACCCTGTACCTGCTGCGGTTGCGCCTGTTTGACCTGGGCGACCCACATCAGAGCTGATACCAGCCCCATGCCGAAAGTCTGCTGGCCGTCTTTGCCGAGGAAGTTAATGCGCAGGAAATTCGCCTTAAGCCCGTTCGAATCTAGGCTCAGTTCGAGCGCCTGGGACTGGCTGCCATCTTTCCCGAATGTGTACACCGCAGAAACGATTTCGCCCTCGTAAGCGCCGGTTTCGCTAATCCCGCCTGTTGCGCCAGCTTTCTTCGCCATCTCAGCCGTTTCGTTGTTCCACATAAAAGTCATTGGTTGGTTCATCGTTAAATCCTCAAAGTTACAATTCGGTCATAAATTCGGTGATAGCCACGTCTACGGCGTGGAGGTCGTTATCCATTTCCGTCTGGTCAGGAAACAGGTCAGGCGGCGCTTTGGCGGTGTCGTTGTCATCGCCTTTGATAAGAAAAACGTGTTTGCCGTCCTTCTTGATGGCGCGCAGCACGATGGAGAAATAGCCCTCCGGCGTCAGCTTTTCGTTGAGCATCTTCCCGGTGGTTTTCATGCGGATCTTCCCCTCGGTCTCTTCGGTGTGAGCCAGAAAATAAACGCGGAAGTCGTCCGGAAGCTCGGTGGCCGCCATGATGATTCGCCAGATGTGATCTGCCATTTCGGTGAACTTGGCATAGCCGGTCTGGTACGCGCGGTTCATGTTTTCGTGCTGCATGACCACCTGGAAATCGTCGATAATCAGAACGCGGCGGGTCTTTGAAAGCACCATGCGGTTGATGGTATCCAGTACTATTTCCCATTCGTCAGAGCGAATAACGTTACCGCGCTGTTTGCTTCCGTCTGGCAGCAGCTTGCCGTGAAGTTTCCAGCCCGCAGACTTGAATGGCAGCATCTTGGGGATGCACTGGAGCAGCATCACATCGTCCGGATTGAAGTTGCGCAGGCTATAGGACTTGCCCGCGCCAGAGTCACCGAGGATCAGCACTGGAGTACCCATCATTTACCCCCGTTCAGCCAGTAGTTGGCCGTAAACAGCACATCTTCATCATCACTGTTGGCGACGAGCCAGCGCAGGTAACCCGGTTCTGTCTTTGCCAGCTCGGAGAACGCGACGCCTTTGTGCTTACCGAAGCGGAGCGCATTAAGCAGGGAAGGGTTGTTGGAGATAGCGCGCATTTCGCCCATCGTCCATTTCGCCAGGCGACCCATGTAGAGCAACAATTCGGCGGTGACGTAGCAGTCATACAGCGCGCGGTGAGCGTAAAGCCCTTCAGGTACTTCCGGTTTCAGCCCGAGGCTGTAACGCAGGTACTGGTTGCTGTGGCTCTTGTGCTCCGGCAGGAGCGAACGCGCCAGCTTGGCGGTGCAGATCCACGGCGCATCAATTTGCGGCAGTTTGGATTTGTCGAACTTCGCGTTGTGGGCGACGTAGGCATCAGCCCCCAGATAGCGGCCAATTACTTCACTGAGCAGCGGCGCGCCTTCCACCATGTCTTCGGTGATATGGTGAATTGCCATGGCCTCAAAACCGATCGGCACGCCAGGCTTTACAAGGTCACTCATTGGGTTGCAGATCACCCCGTCGACGATATCGACGCTGGCAATTTCCACCACGGTTTCCGGGCCGCCTTCCAGCCCTGTCGTTTCGGTATCAATGACACGCAGCATTGTTAATCCCCTGTGTTCTGTAATCACAAACTGCATCGAAGTGAGCGAGCTGGTGGGCGATGGCCTCAAGGTCAGCTGGCGATAAGTGGTACATCAGGCACAGAAGCGCGATAAGGTTCATTGCCTGCTGTTGGTTTTCGGTCCGCATTGCTTCTTCTCCTGTTCTGGAAACCCGGCACCGTGGAGGCTGCCGGGATCAGGTCAGTCTTTCGGGTTGAGCTTTTCAGTTAGTTCAGCCACACAATCACGCCCGGCCTTTTTGTATGCTTCGGCTGCACTGCCGCTATATTTGTCGTCTACAGCCTGTTCGAACTGGTCAATGGAACCGAAGAAACAACCCGCAGCGATCCGAAACTCTTTGCCGGTCCACACAGCGAAGATGGTGCGTCTGGAGTAACCGCAGTTCTCACGATAAGAAACGTTCGTGATCTTCTCCGGGCGCAGGTAGAGCGAGCCGCCCACGGTCAGATTGTCCGGCAAGGCGTCGACGCCGCTAACATCTTCCAGATCTAGATTGTGGGTGACGGTAATATTCCCGTTATCGGAAACAGTGTGCTGAATATCGTTTTTAACGAGGTACTTAATTAAGTCGAACATTGCTGATCCTTAAATTTTGGGTGTAACAATCCTGTCGCTTTAATAGCCGACCATTCGGTTAAATTCGGTTATGCTGGTGGTGTCAGCCCTGCGATTCGCCGCAGAACGGGCAGAAACTCATTTTTACGTTGGTTTCCAGGCGGTTCAGGTTTTTAGCCATTTCGCCGTTTTTCTTTTTGGCCCGGTACGCCAGTTTGTATTTCAGCATCACAAACAGTTTGCCTTCGGAAAGAGAAAGAACCTGATTATCCCAACCGGTATCAAAAGTGCTTTCGCTTACTTCAGCACCTTCCGGAACCTTCTCTTTCAGTCGCGCTTCGATCTGAGCACCGACCTCATTAATGCAGTTGCACATCCCTTATCCCTCAAAATTTCGCGTCATAACCCGCTGGCGTTTCGTCAGCGTGAATGATGCCTTCGACTGGATAGCAGTTAGTGACGCCCATTTGCTCACTCACTGCTGCTTCACATTGCTGCTGGTTGTCGAAAATACCGACAACAGCGTCCTGGTAATCACCGTTCGTCATGGTGATGGTCAGCACTAATGCGTACAGGGCTCCCATCAGTGAGTCCCCGCAGGCACAAGATTTGGTTCGATGGTGCGTGAGGCATAAGGGCGGCGAATGTGGCGCAGATTGCCCTGCGGCTCGTGCCAGTAGGTGCCGTCGCGGTGGTCGTAGGAAACCTGCCATGCTGCGCCGGTGCGACTGTTGCGCATGACTACTGCACGACCGTTGTGTGGTACTGCGTGGTTAGTTTTCATCTCATCCTCGTGCCTTATCGCCGGCCAGCGGAGTTTTGGACCATCTGCGCATTTATGTGCATTGTTTGGATGAGGTAAATGTACAGATAAAACTGTATTTTCGTCAACAGACAAAACTGTATTAATTGGTGTGTTTTACATATGTGACTGTAATTTCTGTTGATTTAATTTTATAGATGCGAAAAAAAACCGACTTAATAGTCGGTTTAGGTTGGGAATGAAGGGTTAACGTTTTCTGCGGTAGATACGGTGTTCGATCATTACACCGATGATAGTGAGAGGCTGATGGTCACTATTAATCACTGGGTAATCATCGTTCAGGGGAACAAGTTCGAAATGCTGACAACCCATAATGTCTGTGTAGGTTGGCCGATACTTTTTGAAAGTTGCTTGTTGTCCGCCATTTTTAGCAACAACAAACTCGCCTGGAGTAGGTTCTAATTCTGGGTCAACAATGATCACATCGCCAGCTTTGAAATCTGGTTCCATGGAATCTCCTTCAATGCGAAGCGCAAATGTAAAGTCAGAAACATCAAGGTCTGTCAGAATGTATTCGAGATTTCCATCAAACGCCTCAATAGGACTCTTCTCTGCAAGCGCACCGGCTTGAACATAGCTGATCAAAGGAACCCTCCTGGAACTAACTTCAGCCATAGGCATAAACGCACCGCCATTCATAAGCCAGCTGGCATCGCATTTTAATGCTTTTGCTATACCAACAATATTTCGAGGTTTAAGGGTTTTTCCATCCTCTATGCTCTGCCAGGACTGCTGTCTAATACCTGCTATTTCTGCCGCTTCTGTCTGGGTCAATCCCAGCTCTACTCTTTTTTGTTTTACGCGATCTGCAAGGCTCATAAATCCCTCTCTCTGTATGCCCTGATAATCACAGTTAAAACTGTAATTGACAAACAGAAATAACTGTCACAGAATACAGATAAAACTGTGGAGGTAATATGGAAACAATTTCGCAGCGCATCAAGCAAAAGCGAGAGGAGTTGAATCTTTCTCAAGCCCAGCTCGCCGAGAGAGCCGGAATGAAGCAGCAATCACTTCAAGCTATTGAGGCTGGAACAACCAAGCGCCCTCGTTTTTTGTTTGAGTTAGCCAGTGCTCTGCACTGCGACCCAAAATGGTTGCTGTATGGTGAAAAACCTAACCATTCTCAATAATTACGCCGCGATAACGCGGTGTTTCAAACAACACCCAGAGGATTATTAACAATGGAGAACGCAATCGCACGAAAGTTAGACCCGCCAGTTATCAATCCGGTTGAGATAGAAAGCGTCCTGCTCAACCGGCTTGCATCAGTGGGCCAGAAGTCTTACGCCGAGCATATGGGCATCAGCGAGTCGACGGCCAGCAGGCGCAAAGCTGAGGGGCATTTCAGCACCATGGCGAAAGAGCTGGCCTTCCTAGGCATTCAAGCCGCGCCACCGGAAGCGGTGCTGGTATCGCGTGAATATCTGGCGTCAGTGGAAACGCTCGCTGATATCGGGCTGAAAGCCGAACGAGCCAGGCCGGGGCCGTTAGGTTGGGATTAAGCCATGAACCATATCGAATTCATCGAAAAGCATGTGCGTGAAGAACTGCTGAAGCTCGGTTTCTCTCTGGGAGTGGCTCAGGGGGGGGGCATTCCAGGCTATCGACATGTACAGGCGCATGAGCCAGGCAAGCCGAAAGGGGAAGATTTTTGATGATGTTTTACGGCACGCAAAGCTGTGGGCGGAGAAGCAACAGTTACCTGCTGACCGCTTTGAGAAGCGAAAAGTTAAACGGAACGCCCAGCCGGGCCTGTTCTGAAAAGGCGAAAGCCGCTGTGCGTCAACACAAGCGGCTCTCAGGTGCAACAAACGTGAGTAAATTGCGAGGTCAATTCTAATGCCTAAGCGCAAAAAGTACCAGGAAAATGAGGAACGACGCCTTCAGGATTCCCCTGATGGGCTGGTGGTTGCCGCGTCAAAAAACAGGGCGTTCGCCGAACGTCTGGTGGGCGTGATCCGTCTGGCTCTCGCTACGTCAGGAGTGAAAAATGGGCGTCGTTAAGTTAGCAGACTACAGGCCGCATCTGTCGGTCGTGGAGAGTCAGGTGGCAGATCTTGATGATGGGTATACCCGCATCGCTAACGAGCTGCTGGAAGCAGTTATGGCTGCTGATTTAACGGCTCGCCAGCTTAAGGTCGTTATGGCGGTTATCCGCAAAACATACGGGTTCGGTAAGAAATTTGACCGCGTTACCAATACGCAGATTTCTGCAATGACCGGCATTCATCATACGCACGTTTGCACTGCCAAAAATGAGATGATTGCCATGAATATCATCCTGACCAATGGTCTGTCGATAGGAATCAATAAGGTCATTTCTGACTGGGATTTCACTATTAGCCAACATGGCAAATCATTAGCCAAATCGGCTAATAAAACATTAGCTGAATCAGCTAATGCAGATAAGCCAACTCAGCTAAACACAAAAGAAACTATTCAAAAGAAAGAAAGAAAAGATCCCCCTGAATCCCCCAAGGGGGAGTGTGTCGGGCTGGAGGAAAAACCTGTCTCAAAGAAAACCCCGATCGACTACCAGGCAGTGCTGTCTGCATACAACACCACCCTGGGAGACCGCCTTCCCCAGGCAGAGGCACTAAACGACAAACGTCGCCGTGCTATCAAACGCCTGCTGACCGAACTGAAAGAGCCAACCGTCGAGGCTGTGGAGAATTACTTCGCCGCGTTCTCTGAGCGAGCACCAAAGTTTTACTTCGGTGAGAACGACAGAGGCTGGCGCGCCAGTTTCGATTATCTGCTGCGCTCTGACACCCTGCTGAAAACCAGGGAGAAGGCGCTATGACCGAAATGAACATGATCCCGCAGAACATCGAAGCGGAACAAAGCGTGCTTGGCGGCATGATGCTGGATAGCGGTAGCGACCGCTGCCAGACCGCCATGTCGATGCTCAAGCCTGAATCGTTCTACATCCGCCCCCACCAGGTGATTTTCGCCGAGATGCGGGAGCTGGTAGCCAACCAGAAGCCTATCGACCTGATCACCCTGATTGAGTCGCTGGAGTCCAAAGGTCTTGGCGAACAGGCTGGCGGCTTTGCCTACATGGCCGAAATATCCAAAAACACCCCCAGCGCGGCGAACATCGTTCACTACGCGATGCTGGTGCGTGAGAAAGCCATGGAGCGCTACGGCATCGACAAGCTGACCAGCGCCACCGAACTGCTGTATTCCCGCAACGGGATGACCACCAGCCAGAAGTTTGACGCTATTCAGACTCTGTTCACCGATATCGCTGACTACGCGAAAACCGGTAACCGACGAGGGCTCCGCGAATTTTCGGAAGTGATGGGAGACTGGGTGGACGAGGTGGAAGCGCGCTGGAGCGACTCAGACGCAACGCGAGGGCTTTCGACGGGGATCGGCTCGCTGGATGACCTGCTGCAACCGAAAGGACTGGTTAAAGGTGCTCTGATGGTGATCGGCGCACGTCCGAAGATGGGGAAAGCGCAACCGCTTAATTCACGCATTTTGCTTGCTGATGGTTCATGGACAACATTTCGTGACGTATGTGTTGGAGATCCCCTAGCATCAGTGGATGGACAACCATCATTCGTGTCTGGAGTTTTTCCTCAAGGGGAGCGAGATATTTACCGAGTTACGTTCTCTGACGGAAGAACCGTTGATTGCGCGGATGATCATTTGTGGGAAATTCATAGTAACCGTATTACCGGTGGCGTTGATGTTGTAGACACCAGCCGCCTACGGGACATGATGGAATGCGTTCGCTATCAAAGCCGCATTCATGTTCCTGGTATTAGCGGTGACTTCGGATTGCCTGTTGATTTAGGGATTAGCCCATGGCTGTTAGGTGCGTTACTTGGCGATGGAAATCTTGCAGGTACGCCACGAATCAGCATGACGGAACCATACATCATTGAGCGAGTAAGATCTGAAGTGGGTGACGATATTGAAGTCAGGCATGTTTCTGGCTGCGATTACTCCCTATCTCACAAGTTTAGCCGCAAATTATCTCTTACGCGGGTCATGCAACGGCTTGGTATCTACGGCCGGATGTCAGAGATTAAAATTATCCCGGATATTATTTTTTCTGCTGATAAGCAAACTCGTATTGATGTTCTATGCGGATTACTTGAAACCGATGGTTGGGTTGAAGGAAATAATGCCCTGCGCTTTAGCTCGGCAAGCAAGTTCCTGTCAGATGGTGTAAAGCGGCTGGTGCATTCTCTTGGTGGCGTGTGTCGTATGACAACCAAACAGGAGCCGAAATTCAGTTATAAGGGAGAAATGCGCAAAGGTATGGATGCCCATATTTGCGCAATCAGGTTGCCTGATGAGGTTCTATCACACATAAAATCTCCACGCCTGAAGCAAAAATTCACTGCAAAACGCATCAAAACAAGTGCGCCTGTTATCACGTCGGTTGAGTATATTGGACGTGAAGAGTGCATTTGCATCATGGTATCCCACGAGAGACATTTGTATGCAACTGACGGATACATTCTAACCCACAACACCACGCTGTATAGCCAGCTGGCCGTCAACTGTGCCGAAGTTGAGCAGCTCCCCGCGCTGATGTTCAGCCTCGAAATGCCGGATAAGCAGATTGTGGAGCGCATGGTGGGGCAGGTGAGCCGCGTAAATACCGATGTGTTTTATGGCGATCGGTACGACGACACAAAAGTCGCAATGGCCTTTGCTGCCGCTGGACGGCTGGCCCAGAACGGAAACCTGTACGTCGACGACACGCCCGGGATCACGCTGGCGCATATCGTCGCAGAGTCACGTCGCATCAAACGCGAACGCGGCGCTGTCGGCATGGTGCTGGTGGACTATCTGACCCTGATGACCGCAGACAAGGCTGACCGTAACGATCTGGCCTACGGGATTATCACGAAGGGGCTGAAGAACCTGGCGAAGGAACTGAACTGCATCGTGGTGCTGCTTACCCAGCTGAACCGCGATCTGGAGAAGCGCACCAACAAACGCCCGATGCCGAGTGACTCCCGCGACACCGGTCAGATTGAGCAGGATTGCGATTACTGGATCGGCATTTACCGCGAAGGCGCATACGACGAAAACGCAGATCAGGCGGCTACCGAATTGCTGTTGCGCCTGAACCGCCACGGCCCGACTGGCGTTGTTTATTGTGACCAGCGCAACGGGGCGATCTACGACTGCGACCAGGCTGCTGCTGAGCAGAAGCGCCGCGCGAATGATGCCAGACCCAACAAAAAGAGGGAATTTTGATGAAAATTTACATTGCTGGGCCAATGACCGGCATTCCGAAATATAACCGTCCTGCGTTCCATTTTGAGGCTATGCGCCTGGCTTCGGAAGGCCATGTGGTGTTAAACCCCGCGACGCTTCCCGATGGCCTGAGCCAGCCAGAGTACATGGATATTTGTCTCGCGATGCTCCGCTGCGCTGACGGCATTTTCCTGCTGTCCGGCTGGCAGAACTCCGCAGGCGCAAAAGCGGAACACGCTCTGGCTAAAAAGCTGGATCTGGAAATCATTCATCAGGAGAACGCGGTATGACCAACAAAACCAAAGAACTCGTAGCTGCCGGTCATGCGCTGGCGAAAGAGCTGCATTGCGCTGAATCTGCCGCGCTGGTGCGCGAACTGGCGACGCAGCTGGATGTGCAGCGTGTTCGTGCCGACATATTAGCCACAAAACTTCGTCAGGGAGCTGCACAATGAGCATCAAGGTCGAAAAAATTAACGTCTTATCTTTCATCGTTACTGGAGCCGATCGCCTTGACCCAGTTCGCGTGATGATTGAAAACATCGAGCCAGGAAGAGGGTTAATCACCATCACCTGCTTCGGGAAATCGTGGAATGCTGGTTGGGGCTCAATGGGCGGCGACACAGTTCAGGACTTCATTAAGCGCGTTAGCAATGACTATCTGATTGGGTGTCTTTCCCCTCAACTCCGCAGCACGGTTGATGATGACAACTATGCGAACCTTATTTTTGTGAAGTCAGAAATCATCAAACTTCGCCGCCAATTGGAGATTAGCTACGACGAAGCCCGGGTTATGTGGGATGAGGCCGAAAATGCTGACGATGTGAAAGCAAACTGCTGCGATTTCCAGCTTGGAGGGAATTTGCTCAGTCTATTCGGCGATGATCCGAGTTATGCAGGTTGGCCTACTGTTCCAAATCACGAATATCAATACCTCGAACGTATCGTTAACGCAGTTCGCGATGGTCTGAATGAAATGGAGCGTGCGGCATGAACAGAATCACCGAAGGTAAAAAATACTGCTATCGCTACTATGACGGGAACGACAGCGAAGGCCGCCCGATCGTCACTTTGTGGAAGCGCGTAATCATCCGCGAGACAGAGAAGACTTTCTGGCACGTCGAAGATATGCCGTACATGACCAATGAGCAGCTTATTAAATTCCGGACCGGTGGGCAGCCAGCGAACCAGAAACACCATGTTAAACGCTGCTTAAAAGGCGCTGATCGCTCCAGTTACCATTACACCAAAGAAGAAGCGTTGCAGGCATTTGTTCGGCGCAAAACCCACCAGATTAGCAAGATTCAGCTCGCAGAAGAAACGGCGCGCCTGTGTCTTGCTGGTCTTCGCGAGGCCGGGATCATTTCCGAGGGATATCGCTGTAAGGTCGAGAAACTGCCAGAAAGCGACAGATTCCTCGCTGCCAACCAGCCGGGGCCGATTGCGTCAGAATATAGCTGGGGCGAATACTGATGGCTAAATCCGCCGCCGAACGTAAAGCCGCCCAGCGTGCCCGGCAAGCTGCTGCTGGTGGGCGTAAATTTGAGCTCATACTTGATACGCAGGAACTGGAGATGCTGGAGCGCAATTGTGCCGCCCGCCGCCCGGGGCGAACGCCGTATGAAATGAGCGAATACGTTGCGATGCTGATCCGCCAGGACGATGCCCGCGTTCGTGGTCGCATCAAGTCAATCAGCGCGAACCGCTGCGGGAAATGTGGCGATGCGCTGCCGGTTGAGTCGTGTCCTTGCGACGGTGATTCGCAATGCTGGGTTACGCGTGGCTGGCATGAAACCAAATTAGTATCGTGACATGTCACAATATAATCAATAACATACAAGCCTCTTCGGAGGCTTTTTTCTTTGCTGCCAAATTGCTTTTGCCTGCATGCCCAGCCATAATATCCCTGTCAGCCTGAGAAACTGACGACCATCTGCGCCACGGAGAACACCATGGCGCTGCACCACCAGCAAAAACACTTTCGCCTGACGTTATCCGACGTCAGCGATTTGTCGTATCTGTCGCTTAACCTCTTCGGGGGTGACGCGTGAGCCAACAATTCCACCTCGTTAACGAAAGCGTTAAGCAGAACGCTATCAATTACATTCGTCAGTTACCGGTCGACAGCAAGCGCCCGCTGATTCTCGATGTCAAAGAGTCGACGCGCACCGCCATTCAAAACCGCAAGATGTGGCCGCTCCTGAAAGACCTTTCCGACCAGGTTCTCTGGTTCGGTAATAAATACGATTCCGACGACTGGAAAGACCTCATCACCGCGCTGGTGGCGAAGACCAAAAAGCAGGAACAGCGAATGGCCCCTGGCCTTGACGGCGGCGTCGTGATGTTCGGCCAGCGCACCAGCAAAATGACCATTCCCCAGATGGTCGAAGTCATCGAGACGATTTACTGGTTCGGCACCCAGCAGGGAGTCACTTTCAGCGAACAATCCCGCAATGAAATCGAATGGGCAAAGCGCTGGGGGGAAAGCAATGCGAAATAACCCCAGTCAGAGAACCTACCGCAGCAAAAAATGGCTCGCGGCTGTCGGGCAGATCGAGCAGTGCGTGTTATGCGGTTCGTGGGGGACGCAGGTAGCACATCGCAACGAAGGCAAAGGCATGGGCCTGAAAGCTGATGATTGCGCCACGGCGGCGATCTGCGTTTGCTGCCACGACAGCATCGACAACGGGAGCAAGCTATCGCGCGACGAACGTCGCCAGCTTATGGACCGCGCTATCGTTCTGACCGTTATCCAGATCGCCCGCCTTGGGCTGGTGGTGCCAGCATGAAAATTGACAAAACTGGACGATTGCTTAGCGATAACGCACTTAAAAATATGGGTGGCTCTGGGCGCTTCAAGGCTAAGCATGGGATGAAAAACACGCCGGAATACCGAGCGTGGATTGATATGAAAAACAGGTGTTCTAATCCGAATGTAAGGTCTTATTCAAATTATGGAGGTAGGGGGATCACTGTCTGTAAAGAGTGGGTAGAGAGTTTTGAAGAATTCTTCAAATACGTCGGTCCTCGCCCAGATGGTTACAGTCTTGACAGGATTGACACCAATGGGAACTACGAGCCCGGAAACATTAGATGGGTTACGAATCGCAGCCAACAAAATAATAAAAGAAATACCGTCTTTGTAATGTTTGATGGTCAAAAAATATCAGCCAGTGAGTATGCGAGAGCTGTAGGCATGAAGCCGGACACAGTACACGCAAGAATTCGTCGAGGCTTGAAGCTTGATGGGGCGATCATATGCAAGTGATTTATGAGATTACCCCTGTACCTAAGCCAAGACAAACCCGCGCAGACAAATGGAAAACACGGCCAGCGGTCATGCGCTACCGCGCGTTCTGCGATGAAGTGCGCCTTCGCAAAACCCACCTGCCGGAGTCCGGCGCGCATATCACTTTCGTTATGCCAATGCCCCCGAGCTGGAGCAAAAAGAAGCGGGAACAGTTCAACGGCAAGCCGCACCAGTCAAAACCAGACTGCGACAACATGCTAAAGGCGCTAATGGATGCGCTTTTTGATGATGATTCCAGCGTCTGGGATTGTCGCATCACGAAGCTTTGGGGCGAGAAAGGCCAGATCATCATCCGGGAGAACGCACAATGACACGCAACGACATTAACAATTATCAGAAGGCTTCTGTTGAGCGTACCAACTCGCAAAACCCCTGGGCGACGCTGGCAGCAGCTCCACGCAGATCTTACCTGGGAAAATATCGCCGACTGACACCATCGCAAAGCCGTTGGGTTCGTTCGTTGCTGAACCACTGGGGCGGCATGTACGGGGGCAGCGGGACAGAACACCTTTCTGGCGGTGGTGGTATGTGGTCGATGATATTGACCGGCTGGACTGGCGAACAGCAGGAGCGGATCGCTACCGTGCTGTCTGGTCTGCGAAAAATTGGCTATACCGGCGATGCGTTGTTTGAGCAGGCAAAAGCCATCATCTGGCCGAAGAAATCACTTTCTGACCTGATCGGCAATGCCGGGGATCAGGAGGAAGCGGCGTTCATGGAAGCTATCATTCTGAAGTCATTCAGTCCGGGAAGCCCGGTGTATGAAATCGGGAAAGACTATTACACCTGGCGGAAAACCATCAATGACATGGCTCGATGGATGCAATATTACTACGCACCGTTCCTGACAGAAAAACAATGTATTGACCGCGTGCGCTGGTGTATTGAGTTGTTCAACTCTGCTGTCTTCTTCACATTAAAGGATGAATTAGGCTTCGAAAATGCAAAAACTTGCGAAAAAGACTTGAAAACGAGTTTTGAAACTGCATAATTCAGATATGCTCGGACGTCAAAGGCGAAAGAGCTTACCCACCAGCGGAGATGCCTTGTGCGGAGCGGTGGGAACCACATTTAAGCCCTTGCAGAAATGCAGGGGCTTTTTGTTGCAATAATTCTATGGCTGCCACTCTCGCTGGTGGCCTTTTCTATTTTCAGGCTCCGGGAATCATCCTCGACTTTCCTTTGTCAATCTCGCCGAGAGTCTGAACCCTACACATAGCACCATCCGAACTTTCGGAGGTGAGGCTTATGAAAATGCACAATGATCCCCATTCCTGGCCGGACCTGATCGAATTGTTTCAGAGCTGGTGGCGAGGTGATACGCCACTTGGCGCTGTCCTTATGTCCCTGTTCATGGCTGGCTTACGCATTGCCTACTTTGGTGGCGGTGGCGGCTGGAAGAAAAAATCGCTGGAAATTCTGCTTTGCGGCGCGTTGACGCTGACATTCTCTTCAGCGCTTGAATATTTCGGATGGCCTAAATCTCTGTCTGTCGCTATTGGCGGCGGCGTTGGGCTTATTGGCGTTGATGCGATCCGGGGCTTTGCGATGAGGTTCATTGGTGGACGTATAGGTAGCGGCAATAACAAGGTTTAATTATGAATCAGTCTCAATTTCAAATGGCGGCTGGTATCAGCGCCGGGTTGGCTGCGCGCTGGTTTAAGCCAGTAGATGCTGCGATGAAAGAATTTGGCATTTCTGCTCCTGCTGACCAGGCGATGTTTATCGCTCAGGTAGGTCACGAGTCGGGCGGATTTAGCGCTGTAGTCGAAAATTTGAACTACACACCATCTGCGCTGGTGGCGACATTCGGAAAGAGGATCACACAGCAGCAGGCTGATGCACTTGGCAGAACAACCGAACACGCGGCCCGGCAGGATGCTATCGCCAATCTGGTGTATAGCAACCGCCTGGGTAATAAAGCGCCCGGCGATGGCTGGAAATATCGCGGCAGAGGGTTAATTCAAATCACTGGCCTTGATAATTATCGCACCTGTGGGGCGGCGCTAAAGTTAGACCTCGTTACTTCACCTGAACAGCTCGAACAGGAACTTCAGGCAGCACGCTCTGCCGCCTGGTTCTACACATCCAAAGGGTGCATGGCCTACGGTGGCGATATTACTCGTGTTACGCGCATTATTAACGGCGGCCTGAATGGCATTGAGGACCGCAAGATCCGCTACAACAAAGCGCGGGCGGCGCTGCTGGCATGAAAATGAGTTATTGGGTGCTCATTGTGACGTTTATCGCCTGTCTTGCTGGCGGTCTTGTCTGGTCAGCGGATCACTACCATGGAAAGTTTCTGGAGGAACAGCGTCGCGCTGACGATGCAGAACAGCGTGCTGATTCATCTGAGACCATCACCGCGAATGTCCTGCGCACCGTAGCAATAACGAACATCATTCTGGAGACAAACCAACATGCCAAGCAGCAGATCGCATTGGAGTCACAGAGAGCTAAGGAAGATATCAAAGTGGCTGTTGCGGATGATGATTGTGCTGTTCGTTTTGTGCCTTCTGGCGCAGTTAAGCGGCTGCACGACTACGCGAACGGTCTACGTTCCAGTTCCGGTGGTTCCGTTACCAGCCAACCTGACGGCTGAAACACCCCAGCCAGATTTACCCGATCCGTTTACGTGGGGAGCAAGCCTTAACCTGAATGTTGCGTTGTTGTCAGCGTTAGCACAGTGCAACAGGGATAAGGCTGATATCAGGACTTTCGAGAACAACAGGGCAGGACAAACCGATGGCACGATTAAACGTTGAAGTTATCCCGCCAAGCAGCGAGGCGCTGAACGGGATTTTTGCAGAGATTGAGCGTAAATATGCGCATCAACCACTGACGCCAAAAGTAATTGATGAAATGCAACGCGAAGTGGCGCGCCTTGTGCGGCGAATGATAACCACAAAGGTTACGTTCGTCCGGGACTGACATTACAGAAGCCCTTCACTGAGGGGCTTCGATAATGGAGCACTGGAATTATTCATGAACAGACCACACCCACCAGCGCATTTTACGATGCCACCTGACCCGAAGCCGTACATCAGCATTATGCCCGCTAATGACGTTGGCGAGTGGCTGAATCAGCACATCCTGAGCGATGAGGGTGACCTCTACAACCCTGACCACCAGCATTTGCTTGAAGCGGATCTGTGCTTTCTCTGGGCGTCGAACGCTTTCGAGAAGAAAGGGCGTTCCGTGCTGGGGCAGGCGGAAGAAGTGGCAATGCGTGCCGGAGGCTGGCAGAAAGCGCGGATGGAGCAGCAGATGTATGAATGGTTCGGCAGGGTGCCGCATTTCATCATCACGCTCGCCGCCGATTACTGTTCGCAATGTTCCGATCTGGAGTTCTGCGCGCTGATAGAGCACGAGCTTTATCACATCTGCCAGGCGACAGATGAATTTGGCGCGCCGAAGTTCACGCAGGAAGGGCAGCCAAAGCTGAAGCTGCGCGGTCATGACGTGGAAGAGTTTGTGGGCGTGGTTCGCCGTTACGGTGCAAGCCGGGACGTGCAGGAAATGATTGATGCGGCGAATCAGCCAGCGGAGGTTGCTCATCTCGATATTGCCAGAGCGTGCGGGACGTGCATGCTGCGACTGGCTTAAATACTGGACTGTATAAGACGAATGGTGATTTATGGCTGCATTAAAACCTGATGTGAAAGCCTTCATCATTCAGTCGCTTGCGTGCTATGACACGCCATCGCAGGTGGTCGAGGCTGTCCAAAAAGAATTTGGGATCAAGATCACCCGCCAGCAGGCTGAATCTCACGACCCCACGAAGGCCAGCGGTAAGACGCTCGCCAAAAAGTGGATCGAGATGTTCCACGCGACGCGCGAACGGTTCCTGACCGAAACCAGCGACATTCCGATCGCGAACAAATCCTATCGCCTCCGCGTGCTTGACCGCATGGCAACCAAAACCGAGGGGATGAAAAACTTCTCCCTGACGGCGCAGCTGATTGAACAGGCCGCGAAAGAGGTTGGCGACGCTTACACCAATAAGCTGAAGGTTGAAAGCACCGGCAAGGATGGCGGCCCGATCAAGACCGAGACGACCAACCTCACCGCAGATCAGGCCGCAGAGATTTACCGCAAGATGATGGGGTGATCATGCCTCTCCCGTTTGAATTCGATTTCAGAAAACCTGATTACCAGATGGTTTTTGAATGGCGGATGGAGCGCTTACAGCGCATTCGCCAGAACCCTGAAATGCTGCCAGCACTAAAACAGTTTTACCGCACCAACCCGGCACAGTTCATCATCGACTGGGGTATGACTACTGACCCGCGTAACATCGATTATGGCCTGCCGGTCACCATCCCTTTTCTGCTGTTCCCGAAACAGGAAGAGTGGATTCACTGGATCATGGAGCGGCGCGAAAAGCTGGAGAACGGCATCACCGAAAAGAGCCGCGAAATGGGGCTCAGCTGGACGGCGATCGGCCTGGCCTGCTCGCTCTGCCTGTTCAACAAAGAAATGGTTATCGGCTTCGGCTCCCGTAAAGAGGAATACGTCGACAGCACCGGTGACCCGAAAGCGCTGTTCTGGAAGGCGCGCAAGTTCGTGGAAACGCTGCCCGTCGAGTTTCGCGGTTCGTGGGACGAGAAGAAGCACGCGCCCTACATGCGCGTTGAGTTTCCCGATACTGGCGCGGTCATCAAAGGCGAGGCTGGCGACAATATCGGACGTGGTGACCGTACCACGCTCTACCTGGTGGATGAGGCTGCATTCCTCCAGCGTCCTCTGCTGATTGATGCGGCGCTGTCGCAAACCACCCGCTGCCGTATCGACCTGAGTTCGGTTAACGGCATGGCGAACCCGTTCGCGCAGAAGCGTCACGGCGGGAAGATACCGGTATTCACATTCCACTGGCGAAATGACCCGCGCAAGGATGAAGAGTGGTATCGCAGGGAATGCGAGAAAATCGACAATCCGGTGGTGGTGGCGCAGGAACTTGACCTGAACTACAGCGCATCAGCGGAAGGCGTCCTGATCCCGTCCGACTGGGTACAGGCTGCCGTCGACGCGCATATCAAGCTGGGTATTCAGCCAACGGGCAAACGACTGGGCGCGATGGACGTCGCCGACGAAGGCCGGGACAAAAACGCCTTTTCGACCCGTCACGGCTTCCTCCTGGAGAACGTGCGGGAATGGTCCGGCGTGGGCAGCGACATTTACCAGTCCGTTGAGAAGGTCTTCGGCTTTTGCGAACAGGACAACCTCGAAGAATTTCGCTTCGACGAGGACGGCCTGGGCGCTGGCGTTCGCGGCGATGCACGCGCCATCAACGAACTGCGTAACGCTGCGCGCCGACCGTCAATACTCGCCACACCGTTTCGCGGTAGCGGCGCGGTGTTTGATCCGGACGACGAAGCGGTGCGCGGCGACAACGGACAGGCCGCCCGCCTGAACAAGGACTTCTTTGCTAACGCCAAGGCCCAGAGCTGGTGGCAATTACGCAAGCTTTTCCAGAACACCTATCGCGCCGTGGTTGAGGGAATGGCCTACAACCCGGACGAAATTATCTCAATCAGCAGCGCCATGGCGAGCAAAGACAAACTCATCATCGAGCTGTCGCAACCGACCTATTCCATTAACGGTGTGGGGAAAATCGTTGTTGATAAACAGCCTGAAGGCACCAAGTCGCCGAACCTCGCCGACTCGGTGATGATCAGCTACGCGCCAATGAATTCAGCCCTGAACATCTGGGAGCTGCTAGGGAGACAGGCCTGATGGCACGAAACAAGCAAGCCTCTCAGCGAACGGCGCAGGCCACCGCTGATGGCTATGAAAACTTTGTCGCCCGCGTGGGGATGCAGACGCCTAACCAGCACTCAGCATCGACCTACCGGGCGAACTTCACCAGCCGCAACCGCATGCTGGTGGAATGGTCATATCGCGGATCGTGGGTTATCGGCGAAGCGGTCGACGCTATCCCGGACGATATGACCCGGAAAGGCATTCGCATCACTTCGGAGATTGACGCCAAAGACCGTGGTACCCTCGAAGCGCAACTGGATGAGTTGCAGATCTGGGATGCGCTGAACGACGTGCTGAAATGGTCGCGTCTCTACGGCGGCGCGGTCGGCTTCATCATGATCGAGGGGCAAGCACCAATGACCCCGCTGCGACTCGAAACCATTGGCGAGGGCAAGTTTAAGGGCATTCTCCCGCTCGACCGCTGGATGATTAACCCGGTGCTGACACGCCGCATTAAAGAGATGGGGCCGGACCTCGGCAAGCCTGAGTTTTACGACGTGGTGACCACCGCAACGGGCATTCCGGCCTGGCGCATCCATCACAGCCGCCTGATCCGCTTTGATGGCGTCACGCTGCCATTCCAGCAGAAGATGACCGAAAACGAATGGGGAATGTCGGTTGTAGAGCGTATCTGGGATCGGCTTACTGCGTTCGATAGCGCCACTGTCGGCGCGGCGCAGCTGGTCTATAAAGCGCATCTGCGTACCTATAGCGTGGAGAAGTTGCGCGAGCTTATCGCGCTTGGAGGCCCGGCGTTCGAAGCGTTGCTGAAGAACATCGACCTGATCCGCCAGTTCCAGAGCAATGAAGGTATGACGCTCATGGACTCGCGGGATAAGTTCGAAACCCACCAGTACAGCTTTAGTGGTCTGGATGACATTCTTTCGCAGTTTGCTGAGCAGATCAGCGGTGCCGTTGGTATCCCGCTGGTACGCCTGTTCGGTCAATCCCCGAAAGGCTTCTCTACTGGTGATGCAGACCTCGCCAACTATTACGACCGGGTGAGCTCATTGCAGGAGCGCCGCTTACGGCTGCCGATGCGCCGGATACTGGACATTATGCACCGCTCGGAACTCGGAAAGCCGCTGCCGGTCGATTTCACGTTTGAGTTTAACCCGCTATGGCAAATGTCAGACGTTGACCGATCAACGGTGGCCGTAAACACCACCAACGCGATCAGTACCGCGCTGGGCGACGGATTGATGACGCGTAAGGCGGCGATGACCGACCTGCGCGAAAACTCTGACGTCACCGGCATCGGGGCATCCATTACCGACGAGGATATCGAGAATGCCGAAGACGAAGCGCCGCCAGGCATCGGCGAACTTGGCGACAAACCGCCAGAGCCGCCAGGCGGAGATCCGATATCGAACGAGCCTACGGCAGATAGCGCGGGCGGTCGGGGATATCGTAAATGGTCGCTACGATGGTTCAAACGATAGCGTCACCGAAATAATGGATGCGCTGGAGCGCTACAGCGAAATCATCACCCCCTGGGCGACTAAGGTTGCTGAGAGCTTCACCGCCGACATTGCGCGCCAGAATGAAAAGCAGTGGCGTCAGCACAGTCGGAACATCAGCGCAGAACTACGCAACATGGTCGACCGCGCCCCGGTAGGCCAGGTGATGAAATCCATCGTCGCCGAGCAAATTAAGTACATCAAATCTCTGCCTCTTGAGGCCGCCGATCGGGTGTATGACATTCAGAACAAGGCCATCGAGGCTGTAGTAACTGGTGGCCGCGCTGAGCCATTCGCGAAAGAGATAGCTGCTTCCGGTGACGTGTCACGCTCACGAGCGAACCTTATCGCCCGGACTGAGCTTGGGCGCGCAACCGGTGCACTGGATCAGGCGCGTGCGCTGTCAATCGGCTCGAATGGTTATATCTGGCGTACAGCCGAAGATGGCGACGTCCGGCATTCTCATCGAGAGATGGAAGGGAAGTTTGTCGAATGGGGCCGACCTCCAACGCTTGACGGCATGACCGGTCACGCTGGCGAGCTCCCGAACTGCCGCTGTTACAAAGAAATCGTCTTCCCCAACCCTCATTCTTATCTCGCCTGAATCGCAGGTAAACCATGAAATATTTTTTCAATACCCGGCTAGGGGAAACCCGCTATCAGCTGGCTGACGGCTCGTTGCTGTGCAAAGACGTGCCGATAGGACGAACAGGTAAGCAGCTCTATGGTGCTGATGACCTGCCAAAACTGAAACCCGATAAGTTCGGTGAAATAGTCGTCACGCGTTCTCCTGAGCAGGTATTCCATCCCGCCACGCTTGCCTCATTCGAAGGAATGAGTATCACGGTGTTGCATCCCGAGGATGAAAACGGGGATGTGCGGCTGGTGAATCCAGAGAACTGGAAAGAGCTCGCGGTCGGGCATCTTCAGAATGTCCGGCGCGAGACGGGTGTGCAGTCTGATTTGATGCTGGCTGACCTTATCGTCAAAGACGAAAACGCCATTCAGCTTATCGAAGATGGCCTGCGTGAAGTGTCGTGCGGCTATGACGCTGAGTACGAGCAGACCGAACCCGGAAAAGCCGAGCAGGTCGATATTACCGGAAACCATGTGGCTCTTGTCCCCAAGGGCAGAGCCGGAAATCGTTGTGCAATTGGAGACAGAGACACAATGGCAAATCAAAAGAAAAGCTGGTGGACCCGCATGCGCACGGCCATCAAAACGGGTGACGCTGACACCATGAACGAACTGCTGGACTCTGCGCCAGCGGCTGTAACGGGTGATGAAGGGGATCTGCCGAGCGGCGTTAACCTCAACATTAACCTTTCACCGCAGCAACCATTACCGGACCAAAAGCCGGAAATGGGCGGAGAGCCAACCGGCGACGGCGAGGACGATATCAAAACCTTGCTCAAAGCCCTGCTGGCTAAGCTGGAAGGAAATGCGACGTGCGATAACGACAATAAGCCTGATGAAAAAGACAAAAAAGATCCGACCTGCGACGGCGAGGACGACGAAGAGGAAACCACGATTACCGGTGACTCTGCCTATCGTGCCGAAGTTATCGTCCCGGGTATCGATCTGAGCCGCAAGGTGAAACCGACCGCGTTCAAACGTGATGTGCTGGCTGCCGCTGACAAAACACTGGTTCGCCAGGTTGTCGGTGATGCGGATATCCGCAAATTGCCCAAGCAATCGGTCGATATGGCGTTTAACGCCGTGTCAGAGATTGCCAAAGGGCGAAACACCCGCACCACCACTGGCGATGCACAACGTCCAAATATGGGCATGACCAGCATCGCTTCCCTGAACAAACAAAACGCCGACTTCTGGTCTAACCGCAAAGGATAATCCAATGAATGCATATCTGTACCGGATGCCTGTTGGCATTGCCGGGGCTATCTCTCGCCCGCAGGACTTAACCGTCGAACCGGTGATCCTTAAATCCGCTAACGCCTTCGCTGCCTATGGTCTGGCTGGCAAATATGACGCTGACGGCTTTTTCGTGCCGCTGGCGGACGGTGACACCGCCGACAAGGTGAAGGGGATCTACGTTCGTCCGTATCCGACCACATCGCAGCCAGACATGGTTCGCCAGGTGGGGACGGATAAGAACTTCCCGGGTGACGCCATGAAGCGTGGCTACATGACCGTTAATCTCGGTTCTGATTTTGATGCCAGCACCATCAAAAAAGGCGCCCCGGTATACGTTGTCGTCTCCACTGATGAATCCATAAAAGTGCCGCTGGGCGGCTTCATGTCCACGTCCGTCAGTGGCAAAAACGTGGCGCTGACCAACGCCGAATTCACAGGGGCCGGTGACGCTAACGGCAATGCAGAAATCTCCTGGAAGATTTAAGGAACAGACGAATGATTACTTTTGATCAGGCAACCGTTGATAGCTCTGGTGCCTTTCTCATCGGGGAGCTGGAGCGACTCGACCAGACGCTGAACCTGCCGCTGGTGGGTTACACCTGGACCCGCGATATTCAGCTGCGTGAAGACGTTTCTATCGCAGATGACATTTCCAGCTGGACTAACACCAGTTTTGGCGCTGCTGGTACTGGCGCAAATCCGAACGGTAAAAACTGGGTAGGCAAAGACTCCACTGCTATTGCTGGCGTGAATGTTGATATCGGCAAAGACGGCAATCCGCTGAACCTCTGGGGAATGGAACTGGGCTGGACCGTTGTAGAGCTGGCAGCAGCTCAGCAGGTAGGTCGCCCGATTGATACCCAGAAGTACGACGGGATGCAGCTCAAATGGCAGATGGACAACGACGAGCAGGTTTACATTGGCGATGATGCGCTCGGCCTGAAAGGGCTGGCAAACCTTGTCGGTGTGACGCTGAACAATGCGCCGAAGACCTGGGCGAACTCCACCAACGACGAGATTCTCGATAGCGTGAACAGCGTTCTGTCGAATGCCTGGGCAGCATCCGGTTATTCCGTCGTGCCTTCTGATCTGCGCATTCCGCCAGAGCAGTATTCACTGCTGGCGAGCCGTAAGGTTTCCGAAGCGGGTAACCAGTCACTGCTGACCTATCTGGCCGTGAACACTATCGCTTTCCACCAGAACGGCGTTCCGCTGGAAATCAAAGCGGTCAAATGGCTGAAAGGGCGCGGAGTTGGCGGTAAAGACCGTATGGTCGCCTACACCAACGACAAGAAATACGTGCGCTATCCGCTGGTGCCGTTGCAGAGCGTTCCTGTCCAGTATCGCGGTCTGTATCAGATTGCGACCTACTACGGCAAGCTCGGTGCGGTTGAGCCAGTGTACAAAGAAACCCTGTCCTACGTGGACGGTATCTGATAACCAGAACGGCCCCGAAAGGGGCCAGAAGGAAACTGAAAATGGCGAAAGAAAAGCTGGTTACCATCCATGTTCACACCCCGTTTACGCTGACGCTCGGCGATCAGTCAAAACAGGAGTTTGGCCGGGGGCGGCATAACGTACCGGAAGAGGTCGCGTCTCACTGGTTCACCCAGGCGCACTCTGAGCTTTCCGAAAGCGTGATTAGCGACACCGATGATCTGCAACCCATTATCGACAGCCTGCAAGCGCAGATTGCCGACAAAGATAAGCAGATTGTCGATAAAGATCAGCTGATTGCCGATCTGAAAGAAGCGCTGCTCAAGCTGCAAGAGCAGAACGACAGCCTGCAAGCGCAGATTGCTGCCGCCCAGACTGGCGGTAATGGGGCGAAAGATGCCAAAGAATCAAAGCCTGCCAACAGTAAGTGATTTTCGCCGCGACTTCCCGCAGTTTGCTGACCCTGCCAAATATCCCGAAGCGCAAATCCAGTTTCGTCTGAATCTGGCCGATGTGCTGCTGAGTGAAAACGTCACCGGCAAAGAGTTGTTTCCGTACTTTGCCGAGTTGTTCGTGGCTCACTACATGACGCTATGGGCGGCAGATAGCCGGGCAATGCTGGTTGGCGGGCCGGGCGGTTCAACCAATGGTGTTCAGTCCTCCAAGTCCGTTGACAAGGTAAGCGTCAGCTATGACACCAGCGCGACGCTAAACCCTGACGCAGGCTTCTGGAATAACACCCGATATGGCACTGAATTTTATCAGCTGATCACGATGTTCGGTGCGGGCGGTCGCCAGCTATGAGTTTCAAAAGTGGTGTAACAACGAGGGTTGATAACGCTCAGGCCATTCTGGATGCGCTCCGGTCGCTAACCAAAAAGGATGTGCTGGTGGGCATCCCGGAAGAAGACAGCGAGCGTGAGGATGTTCCGTTTGGTAATGCCGGGATCGGTTACGTCAACGAATACGGCTCACCAGCGCAAAACATACCCCCACGCCCGCACCTGATCCCCGGCGTTAAATCCGTAGAGGAACAGACGGTGCCGCAGCTCAAAGCAGCGGCGCAGGCTGCGCTTGATGGAAATGCGGCGGGTGCGGAAAGAGCGCTTAACCGCGCCGGAACGCTGGCCGCGAATGGCGTCAGGCGTTACATGACCATTACCGGCTTTACACCGCTTGCTGATAGCACCGTTGAAGCACGCGCGCGTCGAGGGCGCAAAGGGGCGAAAGCTGAGTTAGCACGCAGATCGGCAGACGGAAAGCTTAATGCTATCAACCCAGATTCTGGTCAATTGATAAGCAATGAGAATGTAAGGCCGTTGATTGATACCGGACAGTACCGCAGAGCCATTACCCATATTGTGAGGGATAAAGATGCCGAATCTTGATGTAACAGACGTGCTTTTTGACCCCGATTTTTGCGACTTCAACCTGTGGGTAACGCGTCGCGCGCAAACGGTGGACGATGACGGGATCGGCAGCGACAGCGAAGTTAAAACGCAGTTTGCCGGGGTTGTTACTGTTGACCGCTCCCTGGAAAATCGCCGCATGCAGGCCGGGCAGGTTATCAGCGGCGCGATTCTTATCGTGACGACTGAACGACTTACGCAGGGGCAGACTGGCCGTGATGCCGATATCGTGACGTATCAGAACCGTGATTATCGTGTGACGTTCGTCGACCCGTATACCGCTTACGGTGCTGGCTTCGTCCAGGCGCATTGCGAACTGTTGCCGTTTGATGGGGGTACTCCCGTTGAGCAATAACACCAGCACAGAGCGCGGCTGGCTGACACCCACCAGCGGCGATCCGGATTATGACGAAGCGCTCGACAGGCTGCTAAGCCAGTGGATGCGCAACGTTTCCGGCTTGCCTGCTGGGATGGTTCGCCCGCGCTGGCAGAAAGACCAGCCGCCACTTCCACCAGTTGAAACGAACTGGTGCGCGTTCGGAGTTACCGGGTGGCCCATTGATAACAGTCCCGCATTCACCAGGCAGACCGACGAGGGCGCTCAGCTCTGGCGGCATGAAACGTTCGAATGCATGGCGTCGTTCTATGGCCCGGCTGGTATGTCTTATGCGTCCCGTTTTCGCGATGGCATATCTGTCCCGCAAAACAATGCTGAGCTGAACGCGCTTGGTTTGTCCCTTGGAGACTATACCGGTCTGACCCCTTTCCCCGAGCTTATCAACCAGCAATGGGTTCGCCGCTACGACATGACGGTGCGCCTGCGCCGGAAGGTTGTGCGCGAGTACGGCATCAAATCGCTGGTGGAAGCGCCAGTCACCTTTTTTGGAGAATAAACCATGACGCAGGGCTTACCTGTATCCAACGTTGTAAACGTTGATGTGATCATCTCGCCGAAAGCGGCTACTGGTCGTAACTTTGGCGCGCTGCTGATTCTTGGTTCTTCCACCGTTATTCCGGTGCAAGAGCGCGTTCGCCTTTATGCGTCCGTTGAGGACATTGGCGAGGACTTCGGAGTCGACAGCCCGGAATATGAAGCGGCGCAGGTTTTCTTCAGCCAGTCGCCGAAGCCGACGCAGGTTTATGTTGGCCGCTGGGCGAAGACGCTGACCTCTTCCGAAGGTGGCAGCGTGGAAACCATCGTGCAAGCTGTTAATGCATGTCTGCAATATACCAACTGGTATGGGCTGGTTGTCGCTGATGATGTTGCTGATGGCGGTGATGTGCTTGATGCTGACGACGTGATTGAGGTTGCTAAACTCATCGAAGCGTCCAGTCTGAGCCGAATTTTCGGGGTAACCTCTGCCGACGCCGAGATTATCAATACGACCTCGACGACCGATGTTGCGTCAAAATTAAAGGCTGGCAAGTATTCCCGGACCTTTATTCAGTATTCCACCAGCAGCCCTTATGCGGCGGTTTCAGCTTTCGGTCGCGCGTTTACTGTCAATTTCAACGGCAGCAATACCACCATTACCCTGAAATTCAAACAGGAACCAAGCGTAACCTACGAAACGCTGACGGTCGGTCAGGCTGCGGCAGTGGATGCGAAGAATGCGAACGTGTTCGTGTACTACGCCAACGACACGGCGATCCTGCAACAGGGAGTGATGGCAAACGGCGACTTCTTCGACGAGCGCCACGGGCTCGACTGGTTGCAGAACTACGTTCAGACCAACCTCTATAACCTGCTTTACACCAGCACCACCAAAATTCCGCAGACTGATGCCGGTGTGACCCGTCTGCTTTCCAACGTTGAACAGTCCATGGATCAGTCCGTCACGAACGGTCTGGTAGCGGCTGGCGTTTGGAATGGTGGCCCTATCGGACAGCTGAATTCCGGCGATACGCTGACCAAAGGTTATTACGTGTATGCGCAACCTCTGTCCGAACAGGCGCAGGCCGACCGCGAAGCGCGCAAAGCACCGTTAATCCAGGTGGCCTGTAAGCTGGCTGGTGCAGTTCATTATGCCGATGTGCAGATCAACGTGGTTCGCTAAGGAGCGATAAATGGCAACTTATTCTTTTCTCGATGTAACCGCGTCGCTCACCGGGCCGACCGGCGTTATCGATCTTGGTCAGGGTTCTGCGAACTCTGAGGAAGGTATCACCCAGACCATGGGCGGCAACAAGAACACCATGACCATCGGTGCCGATGGCGAAGTGATGCACAGCCTGCACGCCGATAAGTCAGGCACCATTACGGTAACGCTGCTGAAAACCTCCCCCGTGAACAAGAAGCTGTCTCTGGCGTATAACGCGCAAAGCCAGTCCTCTGCCACCTGGGGCAATAACGTGATCGTCATTCGCAACACGGCATCGGGTGATATTTCTACTGCGCGTTCGTGTGCATTCCAGAAACAGCCTGATTTCAATAACGCCAAAGAGGGCGGGACTGTTGCCTGGGTGTTCGACTGCGGCAAGATTGACCAGCTGCTCGGGGAGTTTTAACGCATGGAATTCGAAATTAAAGGCGTGAAATATCGCACTGCAAAGCTCAGCGTTTTCGAACAGCTGAAGGTGTCCCGAAAGCTGTTGCCGGTGCTGGCCGGGATGGTTTCTGACTTCCGGAGCGTTCAGGAGAAGATCAGCAGCAAAGACACCGAAGGCGCGATGGCTACTATCCTGCCCAAAATTGCTAATGCTGTGTCCGATCTGAGTGATGGCGATGTGGACGCTATCCTGTTCCCCTGCCTTTCCGTTGTTTCACGCGAGCACATGAAAGGCTGGGTGCCGGTATGCCAGCATGGCGAAATGGCGTTTGACGATATCGACCTGCTGACCATGCTGCAACTGGTGGCGCGGGTGGTCGCCGACTCGCTGGGAAATTTTTTGCAAGGACTCCCTACCAGCGAGACGCCCACCCCGCCAGCGGAATAACCTTCAACAGCCTGCCGGGCGGTGAAGATTTTATTCTTCGCCCGGCGCTTGCCTTCAATATTGACCAGAAAGACCTTAACAGTGGTGCGGTAGACCTCTGCCGCATCGCGCTTCTCAATGACTACCTCGACATGCGCGAGGATAACGACGCCCGGGTAGATAAATGGAGAGCGGCCAATGAGCGGTAACGCAGATACGATTAAAGACTTCCTTGTTTCGCTGGGGTTCGATATCGATCAGGCTGGCGCTAATAAGTTCGAAGCCGTGCTGAAAGGCGTTACCGCGAACGTTCTGAAGGTCGGCGCGGTGGTGGAAGGCGCAGCGCTGAGCATTGTCGGATTTACCACCCAGATCGCGAACGGTCTGGATAAAATTTACTGGGCATCCCAGCGGACGGGGGCCAGCGTCCAGGGCATCAAAGCGCTGGGCTATGCCGCATCGCAAACGGGTGCCAGCGCTGAGTCAGCTATGTCCTCCCTCGAAGGGCTGGCCGGTTTCATGCGTAGCAATCCGGGTGCGGAAGGGTTCCTGAACCGTCTGGGCGTACAGACCCGCGATGCCAGCGGAAAGATGCGTGATACTGCGGCCATCTTTACTGGCGTTGGGCAAAAGCTCAACAACATGCCGTATTACCGCGCGAAACAATACGCGCAGATGCTTGGCATCGATGAAAACACGCTGATGGCGATGCGCAGAGGGATGGGGCAGCTCAGTTCTGAGTACGCGTTGACGGCAAAGCGTATTGGTTTTAATGCTGAGTCAGCGGCTAAACAGTCCAATATTTTCATGACCTCCATGCGTAATCTGACGATGACGCTTGGACAGGCGAAAGACAAGATTGGCTCTAACCTAGCTGGTGGCCTTGCTGGCAGTATTGATAACTTCCGCAGGCAGATACTCGACAACTGGCCGAAGATTGAAGCGGTCATCACGAAGATCATCAAAGGAATTCTCTGGGCAGGTGACGCGATTACCCGCGTGTTATGGCGAACTGGGCAAGCTGTTGAGGGTGTGATCGCCTGGTTCAAAAAGCTGAACCCAGCCACGCAGCAGCTTATCGCATTGTTCAGTGGGCTGTTGGTTGCATGGCGGCTGCTAAATACCGCTTTCATGTCATCACCCTTGGGCATGATAACGACGCTTATTATTGCACTTGGTCTGCTCTTGGATGATTACCAGACGTGGAAAGAAGGTGGCAAAAGCCTGATTGACTGGGGGAAATGGAAGACTGAAATTGATCAGGCCGTCAAAATGATTGGTGACCTGAAAAAGACTGTTACGGACCTGACAAAAGCGCTGGCTAAGTTGCTCGGTATCGACCCCAAGTCATGGTCCCTAAAGTGGGATTTTAGCAACTTTATTTCGCAAATGGGTGAGTTCGGCAAGATGCTGAACATGATCGCTGATTTGCTGAATGCCATAAAAGATGGAAACTGGGTGCAGGCCGCTAACATAGGCAAACAACTGCTGAATCAGGGCAGCGGGCAACCGAGCGCCACACCGGCAGTAGAGGATAGCGCGAACAGAAGCGCTGACTGGGTTAAGGAAAATCTGGGCTTTGACCCGCGTAACGTAGGTAGAACCATTCGTGGATGGTTTGGTGATGATGAACCTGCCCAACATGCGCAGTCTGCTAAAGCTCCACGAGGTATTAGAAATAATAACCCCGGTAATATCGACTATCGTGGGCAATCTGGAGCGAAGCTCGAAAGGCCTGGCGGCAGGTTCGCGCGATTTGAAACTGCTTACGATGGCCTGAAAGCGCTTTCAAGACAGCTAATGCGCTACTTTGAAGGCAAGACCACAGGTAAGCCGCTGCAAACCCTTAACGATATAATCTCTACGTGGGCACCGGGGAATGAAAATAATACCGGTGCTTACATTGCTCAGTTATCGAAAATGATGGGTGTGGCTCCTGATGCCATTCTCAACCTTAAAGATCCGCAGGTAATGTCCTCTCTGATGAATGGAATTATCCATCATGAGAACGGGAGAAACCCTTACCCAAGTGAATTGGTTCGTATGGCCGCTGGTGGCGGTGCTTCACAAAACATACAGCAAGAAACGGTTATTAATATTCACGGTGTATCTGATCCACGTGAGGCTGCCAATATCACAGTTGAGCGGCAGAAGAACGTTAATTCACAACTAACTCAACAACTTCGAACGGTGCCGAGCTAATGGATATTCTCTCCGCTATTTTTCGCCAGCAATCCCGGCGAATTGGCATATTAATTCCCAGCGTGGTCGTCTCCGAAAAGCATTCTGATGCGCTCGAAATTACTGAGCACCCGGTGGAGAAGCCAACAACGAATAGCGCCTCGGGTTTCATCGCCGATCATGCGTATAAGCGCCCCAGCGAAGTCACAATGGAATGCGGCTTCGCTGGTGGCGGTTCGTTGCTGGACTTCATTGATACATCGTCAATCGGCCTCAGCGCCGGACTTAGCCCGAAAGAGACATACCAAAAGCTGCTGGATATGCAGCTTGAGCGCGTACCGTTCGATGTGGTTACCGGGAAGAGGGTGTACACCAATATGCTGGTGCGAGCCATTGAGGTGACGACCGATAAAACCAGCGAGAACGTGCTGAACTGCACGCTTACCCTGCGTGAAGTCATCATAACGCAGACAAAAAATGTCACCGTTGCTGATAAATCCGATATGCAGGACGGGGTTAGTACATCTGCGGTGCAGAATTCCGGGACTAAATCCACCACCCCAGTAAATGAATCGGTAATTAAGTCAACAGGGTGGTTTGATGGACTAAAAGGAACCAGTCTTGGTAACTCTATAGGTATCCAATGAATGTAACTGAAATCCCTTTATCGCCGGATAACCAGCTATTTCGCATTCAGTTAGCAGAGACAACATACACACTGAGAGTCATTTGGCGTGATTCTGCTGGCTGGATTCTGGATGTACAAGATAGCAGTGGCGAACCGCTTCTTTCTGGTGTGCCGCTGGTAACCGGTGTAAATCTTCTTGAGCAATATCCTCAACTAGGTATTAACGGGGCGCTGCTCGTTGGCTGCGATGTAGGCGCACCGGACGAGCCCACCAAAACCAACCTCGGCACATACAGCCACCTCATTTTCGTACAGGAGTAGAAATGTCTCTTAACTGGATGCGCCATTTTGAGTTGCAGCTGTTGGACCAGAACGGGCAGGGTGTTTCTCTGTCAGATTTTAAGGTCACGTTCCAGATCGAATGGGCAGATACACGCTGGCCGCGCGTGGCGAACGTGAAAATTTACAACCTTTCGACCGATACCACGAACAAGATACTTGGGCAGGAGTTTGCCAAAATTCGCATCATTGCCGGGTATGACGGTATAGCGCCGGATGTTGATGCGAGCCAGGTTGGTGTCGCCCGGGAGATTTCACCAGACCAGGTAGGGCAGGTGAACGGTCAGAACTACGGCCTGATATTTGACGGTGATATTCGCTTCACCGTCACCGGGAAGGACAACATCACCGATTCCTGGGTGCTGATTCAGGCCATCAGTAACCACGAAGCGTTCCTCTACGCGACTACCATCACCACGCTTGCCGCTGGTTATACCGTTGCGGACCTGCACCGGGCGACTATGCAGGATTTCAACGCGTTCGGCGTGACGCAGGGCATTACCGGTGACTTTCCTGATACCGTGTTTCCTCGTGGCCGCGCGATTTACTCATCCACCCGTAACGTGATGGATAATATTGCTGCGCAGTGCAAAGCGACATGGCAGCTGGTGGATGGTCAGGTTCAGATGGTGCCGGAGGATAAATACATTCACGAAGCCATTGTGTTGAATGCTGATACTGGCCTGATCGGTATGCCGCAACAGACGATGGGCGGCGGCGTAAATGTGCGGTGTCTGATAAACCCCAACATCCGCATTAATGGGCTTATTCAGCTCGATCAGGCTTCGGTATACCGCGCGACAGTTGGCAACTCCGATATTGCGCAATCGCTTGGGCGGATCGGGACGTCTGTATATAATGGGAACATCGAAAGTGACACGTTACCCAGCAAACAACAGGCTGCCAGCATTGCGACAGATGGCGTTTATATCGTCAAAGCTATCGACTATACTGGCGACACAAGAGGTCAGGCGTGGTACATGGATTTGATGTGTTTTGCGCGTGGCGCTCGTGATCTTTATAGCCCGAAAGCAATGCAAGGGACGACGAATTAGTGAGGTGGGGCCGTGAGACATTTACTTTGCACTGTTACCGTGTTCGCGGTGCTTATATCAGCACCCGCTTTTGCGGATCAGCAATGTGGTGATTTTAAAATCCATTGGGCAGATGATGGCTTAGCCAGAATCAATGGCGCAAAGCCAGAAATGCAAAAAATCACCTTCCTGAAAAACAAAGGCGATTATAACAATATCAAGATGGATTGGCGCATGGCTACCGATCAGCCTGGAAGATGGGTTGGTCTTGAGTACATCAATCGAAACGGCAAGATAATTCTCAATGCCCAGTGGCTGCAAGCCAGCATGAATGCGCCGCGTCAGTATGCAACCTATGATTGTATAAAGGTGAAATGAGTGACAGGTAAGGGACTGTCAACTATTGGCCCTTTGGAGCTGGCATCTCTAAATGATGATAACTTTGTTATTACCATTGTTTTTCCTCATTCGACGGCAAAAAATTATCCAATGGCTGTAGCCATTGCTGAGCTTTCAGATGTAAATAAAATTGGTGAGATAGCAGGGAAAAAATTCCATTTAGCGTCCTTTAGTAAAACGCCTGATCAACTTTCAAGAGCTGCAAACCTATGTTATCTGGTGTATGGAATTACTGGCGTTCAAGCCTTTATTAACGGTGAGTTGGTTGTAAATGTTCAGGAGTTATCATCTTCTCTTGGGTGTTATGCTCGATCACTAAAAGCCAACAATCAGCAGTCTTATTGCGAATGCGTTTCTAACTACCCGGGTAACTACCTTTTACCTTGCCGTTTACTTAGGGGGTGGGAAGGCGGAGTGTCCGATAAATTGCCATTTAGTTTGGCTGACCAAATACAAGCATTGGCAGTAAGTAAAGGGTGTAGTTGGTGCCCCAATTTCCACCCAGAAAAGATGAAGCGAATTTAATAACACAAACCCGCCGCTGAGCGGGTTTTTTTATGGAGTTTTTATGCCAATTCCAACTCAATCACAGATCGGCGGTGAGCAGCAGACCGCGCAGGCCATTGCCGATTCGGTGTCTACCCAGATGCGCGTGGCGATGCCAGGCATCATTCAGTCGTTCGATCCTGACACTGTTACCTGCACAGTAGAGGTGGCGCTTCGCGGTATTGTTGGCGATGGCTCCACCGAATTAAAACCGCTGGTGGATGTTCCTGTCATCTTCCCGCGCGGCGGCGGCTGCACGCTGACCTTTCCGGTTAAAGAAGGCGACGAGTGCCTGCTGATCTTTGCCGACCGTTGCATCGATTTCTGGTGGCAGAGCGGCGGCGTTCAGGAGACCGTCGACCCGCGCCAACATGACTTGTCTGATGCGTTCGCTATTGTTGGCCCGCAGTCGCAAGCACAGAAAATCAGTGGTATCAGCACCAGCGCCGCGCAGCTGCGAACCGATGATGGCGCGGCGTTCGTAGAGGTCGCCGCAGGACATAACATCACCATTAAAACGCCGGGCCAGCTTACGGCTACGGCTGAAGGTGGAACGACAATCACATCCCCGACTATCACGCTGAACGGCAACGTAACGATTAACGGTAACCTGTCTCAGGGAATGGGAGAAAGTGGTGGTACTGCGACGATGCTTGGGCCGGTTACGGTAACGAATGATGTGACAGCTTCAGGTATAAGTGTCGCCACGCATAAACATGGCGGAGTTCAGACAGGCGGGGGAACTACTGGAGGGCCGCAATAATGCGATACCGTCGCGAAGATGCTGACGGCGATTACACTTTCGGGCAGGGTGACGATACCTTCCTTATCGACAGCCCGGAGTGTGTCGCCCAGGCAGTAAAAACCCGCTTCGAGCTGTGGCGCGGTCAGTGGTTTCTCGATCTGACGGAAGGCACGCCGTATGTTCAGTCGGTGCTTGGTAAACAGCGATCTGACGTCTACATCCTGGCTATACGTGAACGCATACAGGACACACCGGGCGTTCTGTCGATTCTTTCCTTCGATACCAATTATGACGGCACCAGCCGTCGCGTCACCTTCACTTCCTCCATTGACACAATCTACGGCCAGACGACTGTAACAAGCGAGGCATAAATGGCTTTGAACCTCGACACGCTGGGGCTATCGGCAACGGTAACCGCCCAGGGGATTAGTGCGCCTGATTACCAGACAATCCTAGATACACTGACCAGCTATTTCAGGCAGATTTACGGTAGTGATGCCTACCTCGAACCAGACAGCAAAGACGGGCAGATGGTCGCGCTGGTGGCTCTTGCCGTGCATGACGCTAACAACACCGCTATCGAGATTTACAACTCGTTTTCACCGATGACAGCGCAGGCCGCAGCGCTTAGCAGCAATGTGAAAATTAACGGGATCACGCGAAAAGTAGCGACAAACTCTACTGCTGACCTTCTGTTAACCGGTACGGCAGGCACGACTATCACGAATGGCTCCGCACGGGATAAAAACGGCATTATCTGGAATTTTCCAGCGAGTGTGGCGATCGGCGTTGACGGTACTGTGCTGGTGACGGCCACATGTGCGAATAGCGGTTCGGTTGCGGCGATGGCCGGGACTATCACCACCATTAATACACCGACTCGCGGCTGGGTATCGGTAACCAACCCGGCTACGGCTACTGTCGGTTCACCAGCTGAAACCGACGCAGAGCTGCGCATTCGGCAGGGGCAAAGCGTCGCGCTACCATCGGTCACACCGTTTGAAGGCGTCGACGGTGCAATCGCTAACATTGCTGGCGTGACACGTCACAAACTGTATGAGAACGACACGGGGGCAACCGACAGCAATGGGCTGCCGCCACACTCGATTTCCGCCATCGTCGATGGTGGGGATGTTACCGAAATAGCCCAGACCATCAGGGGGAATAAAGGGCAGGGAACGGCAACCTACGGGACAACTTCTGTCACGGTGCCGGATACTTACGGTAATCCACACGTCATCAGTTTTTCGCGCTCTACCGATGTGCCAATTTTCGTAGCCATTACCCTGAAAGTTTTTACCGGCTATACCTCTCAAATCGGCGAGCAGATTAAACAGGCTGTTGCCGATTATATAAATGGCCTAACAATTGGCGACGACGTTCTGCTGAGCCGTATTTATTCCCCGGCAAACCTCGGCGTTGTGAGCGGCGGGAATGCCCGCTATTACGATATTACCGACCTGCTGATCGGTAAGTCGTCTGGCAGCGTATCGGCATCAAACATTGATATTGCCTATGATGCTTCTGCGTCCTGTAGCACCGCGAATATCAGTATCACGGTGACCTCATGAGCAAATACACCGAACTGATCACTAACTACCACGCTACCAAGCCACTCTTTTTTGACCATATAGATCTGAGCACCCGCCCGCTGATTGATGTGTCCAGCACTATGTCAGGGCTTATAACAGCCTTCGATATCGATACTGCTGTCGGTGTACAGCTCGACATCCTCGGTCTGTGGATCGGACGCAGTCGCATAGTCAGCCAGCCAATTAGCGGAGTTTATTTCAGCTGGGACACTGACGGGCTTGGATATGACCAGGGCATCTGGCAGGGGCCATATGATCCTGATTCTGGCTATACGACGCTGAGTGATGAGACGTACCGCATCATTCTGAAAGCGAAAATCGCTATCAACAACTGGGATGGCCGCAATGATTCACTGCCTCCCATCCTTGACGCTGCTACCGCAGGCTCTGGCCTGAAGATGCAGATCGTCGACAACCAGGACATGACTATATCGGTCTGGGTATTTCCCGAGACTGATATTTCTGATGTGTCTCTTGAACTGATTGCCGCTATCAAACAGGGCTATCTCACCGTTAAAGCTGCTGGCGTATGGGCTGGTGATGTTGAAACGCCTTCGGTAGAAGCACCATCCGAGGGTTCTAAATTCTTTGGGTTTGATATGGATAACGAATACATCGGTGGGTTCGATGTTGGAGCATGGGGGACAATACTCTAATGGCAATAAATAACTTTAAACCTTTCGCGACAGCAGCAAATGCTAACGTGATGTCTCAAGCTGACTGGGAAGCGCTTCCGGCTCTGCTTTCTGGCTTCATGGCAGGCAAAGCCTCCAGTGCGCAGGTGAACAAAGCTATTCGACAGGCCAGTTTTATCGCGGCAGCGCTTGCACAGTACACAGCAAACAAAAGCGGACTGGATATATTGGATGATGGCGACCTGAACGGGTTCATTACCAAAATGTCTTCTGCATTCGGTAAGGATTATCAGGCGCTTGATGCTACGTTGACGGCTCTGGCCGGGCTGGCTGGCGCAGCCAATAAACTCCCTTATTTTTCTGGCCCAGACGTAATGTCGATGACCGATTTTTCTGATATCGGAAGGGCAATAATCGCGGCAAGCACCAAGTCATCAGTGTTGTCATATCTTGAACTGGGGAGCGCCGCCAAAAAGAACACAGGAACAGACGCGGACCAGATACCGGATATGTCGTCATTTGCATTTGGTAGCCGCTGGATTACGCTTCCCAGCGGACACATCATCCAGTTTGATGTTTTAACTGCCGGTGTTGGAGACAAAGCAAACTGGCCAGTAACGAATTATCCTATTCCGTTTCCAAACGAGTTATTACTTCCTCCTGTTGCAATACACACAGGAAACGGAGCTGTAGATACGAGTGTTAATTTTATTGTTGACACTGAAGCATCTTTAACCCGTTTCCGGGCAGGAACAAGCGGCCTGACCCCACAAAATGGTGCATATATAGCAATAGGGAGATAACTATGTATTTATTTTCACGCAGCACATTAGCATTTTATCCCGATGTCTTACGAAACAACTATGAGGCAGCAGGAACTCTCCCCGAAGATGTAATAGAAGTCTCTGGAGACATACGCGATACATACAATGGTAAACCGCCGACAGGAAAACGTCTGGGTATCAATTCTGACGGAATGCCAATATGGGTTGATATTCCGGTTCCCACAAAGGAAGTGCTTATTCAGAACGCTGAAAATGAGCGTCAGCGACTGCTAAAACATGCTGACGCTGTGATGCTGGACTGGCGTACAGAGTTGCTGCTGGGTGAAATCAGCGACGCCAACAGAGATAAACTGTCGGCGTGGATGGCGTATAAAAATGAGGTTAAGTCGGCTGATGTGACAACCGACCCCGAGCGTGTTAACTGGCCTGTTCCCCCGGAGGCGTAGGCCATTTGATATCTGGTGCGCTGGAAGCAGTTGATACTTCGACTGCGCCGGATATCACTTGGCCTACGCCACCAGTGGCTTAATCTCATTATGGCGGTGTGCCAGATTTGTGTCATACATGGTAAATCGCCTTCCTCTTTCTTACATCATGTGCCATTAAGTTGAGCAATGTGAATGCGGTAATGTACATGTAAAACAGTTAGTTAAATGTGATTCTACTAATTCGTAATGCGAAGGTCGTAGGTTCGACTCCTATTATCGGCACCATTAAAATCAAATTCTTACGTAAGATCTTATCATTCTCCCACCAAAAAATTATTTTCATGTAACAGCTGGTGTAAGTAAATTCTATCAACGAAGATCAATCTTATCTACTGACCAAAAAGGCCTGATAGGGCTTCGCTCACTATACATCCGTGGCTGCAGGTTTAGTTGTCCATGTCTACACCACTCCTAAATTTAATGTGTTGGCAATGTGTTCAATAAAGCTCGAACAAATTAGCTCATTATGATCGGTTAATACTTCAACTTCTGGTTGCATGATTGTTTGTCCGTAAAAAGATAACGCGCCCGCCGGGTAGTAGCAGGCGCATTACGCAATAGGTAAACAAGGGAGGAAGTTCAGAAATGTAAATCGGGAAGGTTGTACGCAATGTTCATCGTACTACGTTGTTACGGCTTTGCCGCAACAAGCCAGTTGCCTGCCGCGCTCGCAGAATGTCTACAGCCCGGAGATAAGGAGATTGTTCCTGCCAGCTAAATCCCTTCCTGTCTATACGAACCAGCTCGTATTTTTCTACCAGAAAATTCACGGCATCGGCTAGGGTGATACCGGCATCGATGTGTTCCTTAATCACAGCCTCATTGCAGAATGGCGTGTCGTTTATTGTCAGACCATAGTGCTGTTCCAGCAGACGTGTCAGTAACATTTGCCAGACAGCCACGGGTGACAGGCAGGGCTTCACCGCCCGCTGAGTTGTTGCAGGTAAAGTTTTCATGTTTGCTCTCGTGAAGGTAATTAACGCTGAGTGGGGTAAATGGCGATGTATACGTAGCCGCAACTGCCAAGGGTGTCGGCTTCGCAGGTTAAATCGTTGTGGTACAGGGTAACGCAGTGGGCATGGTGGGTGCTGAGTTCACCAGTGGTCAGCATCGATTCCATCTGGCGGATAAAGTGCGGGAATGTTTCATCCAGCTTCCGGTATTCGATGTCACTGAACTTGCCGGTCATGCTGGCCCGGTCAGCCAGATAATGCAGTCGGTTGCCTTCCTGCACCAGACGGGCTCCCAGACGTGGCGTGATATCACGCTGCAGACCCCATGTGATTTTGCTCATTGATAACCTCTTTATTGTCAGTTCAGGGTGATGCTCATCAGGCAGGCATAAGGCCCCTCGCGGTCCTGGCGGCGTTCGGCGTATACCGCCAGGACTCCTGTGATATCCGGAACGTCCCTGCCGGTGTAATGGCAGACGCTACCGTGCCACTGGTATTTGCCGGTGCAGAAACGAAAGATTCGGGACTCAGGATGCTGGCGGTATATCGTCATTGCCCGGCGTTTACTGATAATTTTCATGTAATACCTCACAGCAGACCGTGTTCTGCGAACGAATAGATTTGCCTGCCGCCGACAATCAGATGGTCAGGGACACGGATATCCACCAGTTGAAGTACCTGAACCAGTCGCTGCGTGAGGGCTTTGTCAGCCTGGCTGGGCGTCGTCTCGCCGGAAGGATGGTTATGCGCCAGTATTACCGCTGCCGCGTTGAAGTACAGAGCGCGCTTGACCACCTCGCGGGGATGTACCTCGGTACTGCTAATAGAACCGGCAAACAGGGTTTCGTGGGCAATCAACTGGTTCTGCTGGTTCAGATACAGCACCCGGAACTCTTCCCGTTCAAGCGCGGCCATATGCAGCCGCAACCACTCCCGGACGGCATGAGTGGAGGTGAAGGCTACCCCAGGCTCATGCAGGTGCCGCTCCAGAGCCCTGAGCGCCCGCTGAATGAGACGCCGGTCCTGTGGCGTTATCTCGCCGGGTAAAAAGGAAAGCTGTTTCATTCGTTGCTCCTCCGGTCAGTCAATGATACGCAAAATGGCGTGGGCTTCAGAATGCTGCAGGGCATAGTCCCGCAGGCGGTAATAGTGCGCGGTCATTGCGTCACACTCTGTACGGCAGGCGTGATGGCTGTATTCAATCAGGCAGACAGCAATGCCTGCGGCTTCAGCACTCATGTCCGCGCCATTGCCGTTCATACCGTTGAACAGATGCCATTTATCGTCAACGTCAGCATCAGGGGCCATAAACGCGCCGCCATTGCTGAGCGTGTAAAAGGACCAGATACCACTGTTGTACTCGTCACAGAAGCGGTCCATCCAGGCGAAAATGCGGGGTTCCAGCGTTATCCATTGTGGGATAGAGCCAAAGTACTGCGGCCAGAAGCAGATACGCTGTTCGTCGGGTATCTGCGTTACGGTCAGTTCAAATTCGGATTCGTTAGCAGCAGATGCGAGGTTGTTTTTTGTCGCTGTTGTCATGGGTATGTCTCCGTCAATAAAAAAACGCCAGCGGCGACGGCTGGCGTATGCGGTAATAATGAGTGTTCGGGAAGATTAAATGTTGCTGGTAAATCATGCGGAGCCAGCAGATGGATACGTCCGTACAGATGCCTGGCTTGCGGGTATAGCGGTTAAGACCTTCACCGGCATCCGGTTCAAAGTTCCATGCCTGCCCTAGTCGTCTTCAATGTTAACGCCGGTGATACTGGCAGGAACTAATGGCCCTGCTGCGCAATCAGCCGATACCCACTACGGTAGGTCATAAAGCGATTAGTGAAACGACTTCAAACCTTCAGAATTATTCATTACTCCCCCCCTGAAAAATAATAAAAAAGCGGCAGAATCGTGAGATTCTGCCGTTAGTTGTGTATGTTCAGAGGAATGATATATATCTGAATATTTTTATAATGCTGATAGGCCGTTTTGTGCCAAAAGCAGAAGCTGGTAATTCGTGTCTAATATACTTCACTTAACGTATATCCCAGCTCTGGTACAGAATATGCAAATTAAATACCCAAGAAGTGGCAGGCTGATTAACAAAGAACTCCTTCGATTATAGGATGATTTGTATCGGCACTCATCACACCATGTGCTCGATTCACGCCGCATAGTCAGTTGAATTTTGCTACTCTGTAAGAGGTGGTAAGCATTATCCAATACGGATTTAAATCAATGGAATAAATGATTATGAGTGAAAATGAAACAATCCCAAAGAAGTCTCACAGCCAGATTAACAAAGCTGTATTCTTTACATCTGCTTTGTTAATTTTTCTTCTTGTCGCTTTTGCCGCTGCATTCCCGGATGTTGCTGACAAAAATTTCAAACTACTTCAGCAACAAATCTTCACGAATGCAAGCTGGTTCTACATCCTTGCTGTGGCCCTGATTTTATTGAGTGTCACGTTTCTGGGACTCTCACGCTACGGTGATATCAAGCTGGGTCCGGACCATGCGCAACCTGATTTCAGCTATCACTCCTGGTTTGCGATGCTTTTTTCGGCAGGGATGGGGATCGGCCTGATGTTCTTTGGCGTTGCTGAACCGGTGATGCATTATCTCTCACCTCCCGTTGGCGCCCCAGAGACTGTTGCGGCAGCGAAGGAAGCAATGCGGCTGACCTTCTTCCACTGGGGTCTGCATGCCTGGGCAATATATGCCATTGTAGCGCTGATTCTGGCCTTTTTCAGTTACCGCCACGGTCTACCTTTAACGCTGCGTTCTGCACTCTATCCCATTATTGGCGATCGCATATACGGACCTATAGGCCATGCGGTTGATATTTTTGCCGTTATAGGTACGGTCTTTGGCGTTGCAACATCGCTGGGTTACGGTGTTTTGCAGGTGAATGCCGGTTTGAACCACCTATTCGGGGTGCCCATTAATGAAACGGTGCAGGTCATTCTGATCGTGGCCATCACGGGGTTAGCGACGATTTCTGTGGTGACCGGCCTAGACAAGGGAATACGTATCCTGTCTGAGCTCAATTTGGGCCTCGCGTTGTTGCTCCTGGCGCTGGTCCTGTGTCTGGGGCCAACTGTGCTTCTGCTGAAGTCATTTGTGGAAAATACCGGCGGTTATCTTTCGGAACTGGTGAGTAAAACGTTCAATCTTTACGCATATGAACCTAAGTCGAGCAACTGGCTGGGGGGCTGGACATTACTGTACTGGGGATGGTGGCTTTCATGGTCGCCATTTGTGGGGATGTTTATCGCACGGGTCTCACGCGGCCGAACCATTCGCGAATTTGTCACCGGTGTGCTGTTTGTTCCGGCCGGCTTTACGCTCATGTGGATGACGGTGTTTGGTAACAGCGCAATCTATCTCATTATGAACCAGGGGGCGACCGATCTCGCCAATACCGTCCAACAGGATGTCTCGCTGGCCTTGTTCAATTTCCTGGAGCATTTCCCGTTCTCCTCCGTGCTGTCATTTATTGCAATGGCTATGGTCATCGTCTTCTTTGTCACATCTGCTGACTCGGGGGCAATGGTTGTAGATACTCTGGCATCAGGTGGGGTGGCAAACACACCCGTCTGGCAGCGAATCTTCTGGGCATCGCTCATGGGAGTTGTTGCAATTGCGCTTCTCCTTGCGGGAGGGCTGAGCGCGCTGCAAACGGTGACAATAGCAAGTGCATTACCCTTCTCCGTGATCTTGCTGATATCCATATACGGGCTGTTAAAAGCCCTGCGTCGAGATTTGACTAAGCGTGAAAGCCTGAGCATGGCGACTATTGCTCCTACGGCTGCACGTAACCCAATTCCCTGGCAGAGAAGGTTACGCAATATCGCGTATCTGCCGAAACGATCTCTTGTGAAACGTTTTATGGACGACATTATCCAGCCTGCCATGACGCTGGTTCAGGAAGAACTGAACAAGCAGGGGACGATAAGCCACATTAGTGACGCAGCCGACGATCGTATTCGTCTTGAAGTGGATTTGGGCAACGAGCTGAATTTTATATATGAAGTGAGGCTTCGCGGGTATAGCTCACCCACCTTCGCGCTCGCCGCAATGGATAATGATGAGCAGCAGACTGACCAACATCGATATTATCGCGCTGAGGTTTATCTCAAAGAAGGCGGTCAAAATTATGATGTGATGGGCTGGAATCAGGAACAGTTGATTAATGACATACTGGACCAGTACGAAAAACACCTGCACTTCCTGCACCTGGTTCGTTGATAGCAAAATGCCGTCCTAGGGGGCGGCAATTATTTATCCCGACCGCAATACGAGGGAATGCAGAATGATTTCACGCTGGCAATGGATTCTGAAGCAAACATTTAAGAAACTCTGGTTCAGAGCTACGTTATTCGCAATTGTCGCGATAATAACGGCTCTTTTATCTATTCTTTTTAAATCAATGATTCCTGAGTCGGTTTCAGTGAAGGTTGGTGCGGAAGCAGTTGATAACATTCTGAACATACTGGCATCGAGTATGCTGGCAGTGACCACATTTTCGCTGAGTATCATGGTCACAGCCTACGGTTCAGCCACTACTAATGTTACTCCCAGAGCAACGCGTTTAGTTGTGGAAGACGTAACCACACAAAATGTACTGGCCACCTTCATTGGTTCCTTTCTCTTCAGTCTGGTAGGAATTATTGCCCTCAATATGGGAGCCTACGGAGAAAGGGGAAGAGTCATTTTATTCATTGTCACACTCGTTGTCATTGCCCTCATCCTCATCACATTGCTTCGTTGGATACAGCATTTGACCTCTCTGGGGAGGGTCGGTGAGACAACAGCAAAAGTAGAACAGGCGGCCATCGAAACATTTATTGCGAGAGCCAGAAATCCCTGTCTCGGCGGATATCCATGGCTTGAGAGCTATGAACAGCCGAAAGGAACGGTTGCAGTTTATCCGAAGAAGATTGGCTATGTTGAATATATTGATATGGAGAAACTCAGCAAGCTGCTGGCCAATGATCCTCGTCATGTATACCTTGTGGCGCAACCAGGCAGTTTCATTCATCCGTCCATGCCAGCTTTGTACCTGAGTCAGGGCCAGGAGTCATCAATCTGCGCCGATTTACTTGAGACGATCATTGTCTCGGATGTGCGTTCATTTGCTCAGGATCCCCGATTTTGTCTTAGCGTCATGGCCGAAATAGCCTGCAGAGCCCTTTCACCCGCAGTGAACGATCCTGGAACCGCAATCGATGTCATTGGCAGAGGTGTTCGTATACTTTCTGCTTACGCGCAGAATAAGTCTCATGAAATTGAAGTGACCTATCCTTCAGTACACGTTGCGCCACTTCAGAACAACGATCTCCTGGAAGACTTTTTCTCACCTGTCGCACGCGATGGTGCCAGTATGAGAGAGATTCAGATAAGAGTGCTCAAAGGGCTATCTATGCTGAGTACGGGTTGGCCTGAGATGTTTGCTGATGCCGCGCACACTCTGGCAATTGAAACATTAGAGCATGCAAATCGCGCTGACCATATAGACTCCGATAGAGAATTCATAAAATCAATTTATTTTGATTTGTTTTTTGATGAAAACGCTAATAAGCAATCATAGTTGTGGAGCAAGCGATTTGGTTGCTAGCGAGACAAGAACAAAGCGTCTGCATGAGAATGGGCGTCTGCTTTGTATTAGAAGAGAACATACTGAGTCTTCATCACTTTTGCAGCAGGCTTTATCTCTACGTAAGACATCGCCTACAATCAAATATTTCGGTTTAATACCAGGAGAACACTAAATGTAGAAATTATGTCTACTCAGTTCGGAACAGACTACTGTTTTTTTATTCCGTAGCTGAGACCATCATATTTCCTCCAGCAAAGGAGATAAAAATGGAAAAATTATTTACCCAGTTTCAGACCGGTGATACTGACCTGGTAAACCGCGTCGTTATGGCCCCCATGACCCGCTCACGGGCAATGACTAGTGATACCGCTGATGAACTGACCGCAAAATATTATCAGCTGCGTGAATCCGTATGGGGCAAACCGGAGGTCGTCCGTGACGGGCTCAGGGATCTGGTTCGCCGCACGGGCGCAGATGAAATTATGGTGAACTCATGGCAAGGCACTCGTCTTTGCCGCTCTTCAGAAATAATGCTGAGTATTCTACCGGAAAGGCAAAAGGATCATTTACCAAAGATAATGACGAGAAAGTCATTGACGAAGCGGGGAAGGGGTTAAGTCATCAATCCATATCAAAATATCAGACGCCTGTTTACGCTATGCGGGCGTCCGCTTTTCGCTCACAGCGGACCTTCAATCCAGTAAGTATGTCGGCTTCGTGCTATGAGTCCAGCGATTATTGCAAGAATCGAAATACGCTAACCAACTGGGATCGGGGTACGTCGGCAATCGAAGCTGCAGGCAGGTAGCTCCTGCAGCCAGTATTGTTAACATTTCAACAGCAGCACTCTGCTTCTTTTTCACTACATTCTTCACAAATTCTGCAAGAGCAGAAGTCCTCAAGGTTATTGCACTGGCTACATTTTTTGCAGGTACAGTCCGACTCTTTCTCGTCACAGTTCTCACAAGTTCCACAAGTACATGCACTCATCATGTGTGCACACTTATCACAAATTTTATCCATAGTTTCTCTCAACCGCTAAATAAACAATCTCAACATAACACGTGATTATTTTATCATTGCTATATAGTCAACTAAAACTGGCCACTGCGCTCATTATTCGGAAGTGCCTGGACTAATCGGTGGAAATAAAAAATGAAAAAAATAAACCCTGACTGCTCCTGGCAGTCAGGTATGTTGTTATGGATGGAAAGCACAACTGTCACTCGTTAGTGCAGTCTGCTAATGTTGGCAGTGCCTTCGTAGCGTTCGTCAGGTCAACGCTGAAGGTCCCCGCTTTGCGGTCATTGACGTAGACGTCGAACTGCCTGGCCTTACGGATATCCATGATGAAACTAAACCAGGCATTATCCCCGTTACGCCAGCCAAGGGTTGAGGGAATGGCGTATTGCTTATGGGGCCCATCACCACTGTGATGTCGGTACTGTCATCATGCGAGCTGATCGTTTTATCCCCTGCGAGGGTCAGAAAAACCGATTGCTGGTAAATACCGTTCTGGTCCGGATTTTCCGTGCAGTTGATGGTAAACATCTTTCCGCTGCTATCCGTCACACTGTATTCCGCATTGCCCTGACCGTACCCCTGTTGCCAGAGTCCCGAAACCGCAGAGGCATTGAAGCTGACAAGCAGCACGCCAGCGAGCATGAGCCGACTTAAAGAATTTATTTTCATTTCTGTCTCCTTTGTCTTTGTATTTATTCCCGGTTATCAGGATTTGAGGGTATCAGCAGCCGTCCCATCAGTTTGCCGTCATGGGAATATTCAAGGAAACGCTCCCGGGTGCGCGGGTCCGTTTTCTCGTGGTATTCCAGGCTGATGTTGTCGGCAATACACAGCGCATTCATCAGCGGCTGCACGGTTTTCTCCTCCATATCCACGAGGTAGTAGTAACAGCCACCCTCGCAGCCATCGGGCGACTGACGGGTACGTAAGACCTGCATAGTGGGACCAGAAAGAGCAATCTGCGACCACTCTTCCCTGACATCATCCTGACGGCTCACCACATCGCTGAAGCGCGGAGGCGTGAGGTCCTTAAATTTACTGATAGCTTTCAGGTCATCACTCCTGTCATCGCAAGCGCTCAGAAACAGAGTGGAGGCAACCAGCGCCAGTAGAGGTAGTGTT